ATTTTGTCCTCAGCAGAGGTGATTATCATAATAAGCACGAACCTCTATGGTATGCAGTTAGAAAAGGACAAAAGCATAACTGGCAAGGTCGTCGTGATCAAACAACAGTCTGGGATATAGATAATAATAACTACGGAGCAAAGGCAAAAGAAGAGCAAACAGGTCATGGCACCCAAAAGCCTTTAGAATGTATGCTACGTCCTATAATTAATAACAGTAAGAAAGGTCAGTCTGTATATGACCCATTCGGTGGTAGTGGTACAACGCTAATTGCTTGCGAAAAGTCAGACCGCAATTGTTACATGATGGAACTCTCACCAGCTTATGTAGATATCATAATTAATAGATGGGAAAAAGAAACTGGGAAGGAGGCGATACTAGATGAGTAATACAAAAAACAAAGGCGGGCGCCCACAAATAAAACTAGATGCATTACAGATCAGAGATATTGAAATTCTGGCTGCATTTTTACCTATTGCAAAAATAGCTGAGTATTTAGGTATTTCTGTGGCAACTTTTCACAGATTAAAAACAAAAGATAGCGAAGTTTTGAGAGCTTATAAGCGGGGGGTAGCTAAAGCCCACGCACATGCTGGTAATATTATTATGAAATTCATGAGATATGACGGCGATGATGTAGCACAATTACAATTACAGTTCCAAGCGGCAAAGTTTTACGTACAGACAAAAGCTGGCTGGGGGAAGGAGGAGAAGGCGTTTAAAATAAATGTACCAGAAGAAGCGACCCCTTTAGAGATCATAAATATACTTACAAGCAGACTAAGCAATGAAGGCCTAACTCCAACAGAGTTCAAACAGCTAACCGATCTAGTTCAATTAAAGCAACAGGTACTATCGCTACAGCCCAAAGATGAACAGGCTACGCAATCACATACCCTTGAAGAATGTATAGAGATCGCAGACAAGCTACTACCCGCCTCAAATATTCTAGAACTAGAGCTAGAGAACAGGAGGCTTAAAAAGCAACTTGCGGAGGCTGGCAATGCATAGCTTAACATATAAAGTTCTAGATATATTTTCAGGAATTGGCGGCTTTTCCTTAGGCCTTGAAAAAGCAGGCATGGAAACAATAGCCTTTTGTGAAAATAATAATTTTTGTCAAGAAGTGCTAAAGACTCACTGGCATAACGTACCTATATTTTCTGATATTAGAAGCTTAGGAAAAAAAGACTTAAGCCATTTACCCAAAATAGATGTAATTGCTGGTGGTTTTCCATGTCAGGATATTTCAGTAGCAGGAAAACAAGCAGGCATACAAGGTGAGCGTTCTGGGTTATGGAAAGAGTTTAAAAGATTAATAGATGAGGTAAAACCAAAATATGCAATTATCGAAAACGTGGCAAACTTGCGAAGTAGAGGACTTAGCCGAGTCCTCAAAGATTTATGGGAGATCGGGTATGATGCAGAATGGCACCTGTTACCAGCTTCAGCCTTTGGTGCGCCTCACAGAAGGGATAGAATCTGGATTATTGCCTACCCCACTTGCTTCAGCAAAAGTAGATTGTCCGTCAGAAAGAAGAAGAGACAGCCCGCACCTAGAGACAATTGTAAAAATGCTACCAACGCCGACTGCGAGCGATGCGACTGTGGGCAATGTAATAGGCAAGCACGATACGTTCAAAATAACAAAAAATGGGAATATCAGGAAATACAATCAAAACGGAATAAGCGGAAGTCTGGGGCTTGCAAGATATGTAAAGTTTTTTCCAACACCAACGCCAAGAGATCACAAGGACACGGGGAGTATAGAGAAGTTAGCACAATATGCACACAAAAAGCGTTTAATGCCAGTGCTAGCCAGTCAAGAGCTAATAACTGGAGACAAGAGCCAGTAGCAAGATTAGCAAGTACAAAAAATAACAAGGTAAGACTAAATCCTGATTGGGTTGAGTGGTTAATGGGTTATCCGCTTGGCTGGACTAAACAAGGAACCTTAAAAGAAAGGCTGCAAGGTTTAGGTAATGCAGTTGTTCCAGTAATACCAGAATATTTGGGAAGAGAGATAATAGGCAATGCATAACAATAATACACTAGACTCAATAAGAAAATCTGACCCAGATTTTTATTATGAACACTTACACAAAAACCCTGACGAGTATCACGACTCCGCAAAAACAAAAAGCAAACTTAAACCGCATGAAATTGCGAAGTTAAAGAAAAGTCATGATTACTGGGAAAATGCAAGGCTTAAAGCATGGGGGGAGCGTTTTAAGGAAGCTAAGAGAAAACGCAATAGTTCTAGTGAGGATTTTGAATATTTGCTATGAAAAGTAAAAGTCCTTATTTATCTATACTTCTTGCAAAAGATCAAGAACTAGAGGGGGTTTTTGACCTGAAGAATGATGCAATAGATGAACGTGACGCAATTATTGCTATAAAAAAACAACCATTGTCCTCCCAAGCAATGAAGTTGATATATGGTCGTGATGGAACACGCATAGGAAATCATTCAGTTAATAAAAAATTGAAGGAATGGAAGGCGGAATATTTAAAGCGCAAAGCCAAGCCTAAAAAGTATGAGCCTATGCTGTACTTTTTAGATTATTTTAATGGTATTAGTTTATAACATGATGTACGAGCCTTACTTTTCAAAAACAAGTATTATTTTAGAAGATAAATACCTGAGAAATCTTATAGATTATCAAGAAAGTCAAAAAGCATATTTGAGACAGTTTGAAGAATATAAAAAGTTACCACTTTCTTCTAATTGGATAAAAGAAATATATGCAGCTGATGTTAATTTAACTGATTATGATCAAGATAAGATAGATTTAAAACTTAAAAAGCTAAGTGCAAAACTAAGAAAACAAAAAGAAGAAAATCAGCATAAAGAATTAAAAGAAATAGACATTATTTAAACAAGCGAGCTAGCCAGAATGGGTCTGACTAGCACTAACTTTGTAACCCTTTAAATTACAGAACCATTATATTTCCTTTATTTTCTGTAGTCAAGAGAGTTGTTTTAATTTAGGAGGTAATATTATGCCTAAAAAACGAAATATACATACCTACGAACTGAGACAAGGTCATAAAGTTGTACATAGAGGAATTACAATAGCTTTATATTTTTATAAATTTATAACCTCTATTGAGCCTTTTCTTTGTTATTTGCTCAACAGTTTTTGCAACTTCTTCTTTGTTTTTACAGGGAATTACCTTGTAGTTGCCAAGATTACCGCCAATTCGTCCCCAAACACATATAACGTCAATAGTATTAAACAAGGTTTTTTGCTCAAATAATTTGTAATATTTATGCTGATTAGTCCAATATAGAAACATAGTAAAATAGAAGTTAGGTTTCGGATTTGCAATGATTGTTGAGGTAGTAATATAGGGTTGAGCGTCCAATGCCATATTTTTTAGCTAAAGCTCCTTTATGTACTTTTGTAGTATCTGTTTCTTGAGCAAGGATAGACTTAATTTCTTCCGCTTGTTCGTCAGTTAATTTACGCATACGCTTATAAACCCCACGCTCTTTCGCCTTTGCAATGCCTTCAAGTTGGCGTTCTCGTATTAGGCCATGTTCAAATTCGGCAAAAGCCCCCATAAGAGAAAGCATAAGTTGTGACATGGGAGAGGAGCTACTAGTAAATTCTAAGCCTTCTTTTACAAAATTCACTTGAGCTTGTTTATCTGTAATAGTTTTAATAATACGGCGTAAGTCGTCTAGATTTCGTGCTAATCTATCCATACAATGTACATAAACAACATCGCCATCACGAACATAGTTAAGTAATTCTTCTAGTTTAGGGCGTTTAGTATCTTTGCCTGACGCATGATCAGTGAAGATTAGATCAAGTTCTATGCCATCAAGTTGTCTTTCTGTATTTTGTAATTTAGTGCTAACTCTTACGTAGCCTATTTTTTTACCGGTCATTGCTTTATATTTTTAAAACAGTCAGAAATAGCTTTTTCTAGATCACGATGAACTTTCATTAATTTATAAAAAAAGTGAGACTTGGGTGGGTTACGATAAAAACCTTTAATAATATAATCTTCATGAGATATATTTGAGAAATGGCATATTTGACCTGCTAAAGATCTAGAGAACCAACGCAGTATGGTTCTCTGTTCTTCTAATGTACAAGGTTTAGGTTTTTTTCTTTTTTGAAGACTAATTTTACAATCAGATTTGTCTAGTCGTGTTATAATTGGAAGAAAGTCGTATAACTCTGGATTAGCAAAATTAGTAACTTTTCTATAAGCTTTTTCTCCACAATTAACCCAAGTTTCTGTTTTTTCATCAAAAATTTTAATAGATTGGTCATCAATATCAAAACAACAAGGAAGACCTAGTTTTTCTTTTATGGTTAAATCTTGCATCTCTTTTTTATATAAACATTTTATTTCTAGTATATCAATGTTGTTTTTTTGGTTTTTAGTCATAGTATTTATATTTTATGAGTTAAAGAATGCTATTTTTATTCCTACAGCTAATAACAAAAGTAATAACGCCTTTATCCATTTAGATTCTATTTCTATTTTATCCTCTAGCCTAGCTATATCACTTTTAGTAGCCACATGTTGGTCAATATTAGAGATAACTTCAGTTATTGCCTCGGCTTGTTTTTCTGGTATACCCGCAGTGGTGAATTGTTTTACTGCTTTGTGTGTATCAATTAATGCCATAACTATATTCCTTTATTAAATTATTACTTATTCGTCCTTTATTAAATGGATGTCTTTTATTGACACCTCAACGTCACTACTTAAAAAATCATAAAAATTGTAGGCAATTGCTACTACATTACGAGATTCAACGATTTGTTCTTTCTGTTTACAAAACTCCACAGAAAGTTCTAATGCTTTGATACGTACATCTAAATCTTCTCTATTTGCTTTAAATTTATTCATATTAATTATTCTCTTGCTAATTTTGTTTAATTAGTATAAGACATATAGTATTAAATGTCCAGTTAAAAAGCAAATAACTTTATTAGACATAAGAAAGATATAAAATTATTTGTTGTTTAACTACTATACCCTGTTAGACAATTAATTTTAAATTGATTATTATTTATTTCTCTTTATAATATAAATTATAATAAATAGAGTTAAATGTTATGAAAGCAATAAATGTACTTATTCCTGATGAGGCAAATCAAGAATTAATAAAATTCGCAAAAGCTCTGGATTTACCTAAAAGCTATTTAATAAAAAAGGCCATTAAAGAATATCTCATTGAGCTAAAAGAAGATATGGAGGATATTGCAGCAGCCGAAGAAGTGTTAGCTAATAGCACTGGTGAAACTATATCTTTAGAAGAATTTGAGAAAAAATATGGTTTGGAAGATTAGACTAGAAAAACCTGCTGAAAAAGCAATTGCTAAATTAGATTATCAGACACAAAAGCAAATTAAAAATTATTTAAGGAATGAAGTATTACTATTGGATAATCCGCGTTTTAAAGGAAAAGGATTAACTGGTAAGAAAAAAGGGCTGTGGCGTTATCGTGTAAATAAATATCGAATTATTTGTCGCATAGAAAATGATATCCTCACCATTTTAGTATTGCAAATTGCCAAGCGTGATGTTGTATATGATGATTAGCTCTAGTATGTTATTTATATAATCAATACCTTCCCTTATCAGAATTGAAACTATGCTATAATACAAAGTATCTACAATTAATTGATACTATTGTTCATGAGTGGAGTTAAAAAAAACTGGATTGAGTCCGCAGTAAAAAAGCCAGGTGCGTTGCGCCGTACTTTAAAAATAAAGGCTGGTCACAAAATACCAAAAAAAAAGCTAGATAAAGCCCTTAATTCTAAAAACAAGCTAACTGCAAAAAGGGCAAGATTGGCAAAAACTTTAAAAGGTTTTAATTGAGGTTTTATGTTAAACAACCTGCAATTAGAATCAGATTCTAGTATTGAATCTATAATATCCCTTATGAAAAATATAGGGTTGCAGTTTCAAACTAAATGCTCATTCCATGAATTCATCAAGCAAGCATGGCCTGCAATTGAAGGTGGTGTTAGTTTTGTTGATAGCTGGCATATACAGGCGATAGCTGAACATTTAGAGGCTTGTTATCGTAGGGATATAAAGAAGCTCCTGATTAACATTCCTCCAAGAACTAGTAAAAGCACAATAGTATCTGTGATGTTTCCTGCTTGGGTATGGTTACATAATGCAGAAGAAAAGTTTCTCTACTCTTCTTATGCTGGTTCACTCTCAATAGAACATTCCTTAAAATGCAGAAGACTTATTGAGAGTAACTGGTATCAGGAACGTTTCGGTAGTTTGTATAAATTGTCTAAAGACCAGAAAGCCAAGGGATTTTTTGACAACAACAAGAAAGGGAGTCGTATCGCTACGTCTGTTGGAGCAAGTGCAACTGGTAAAGGCGGTAACTTCCTTATTGTAGATGATGGTAATAATGTGCAAGATGGGGAAAGTGAAGTCAAGCGTAATGCTGCTCTTGAGTGGTTAGATAGCGTATGGTCCACTCGGTTGAATAATCCTAAAAATGACGTACAAATTATTATCCAACAGAGACTACACGAAGAGGATATGACAGGCCATGTTATAGATAAAGATATAAACAACGAATGGGTGAAATTAATTTTGCCTATGGAATATGAAGAATCTAGAAAAGCTAAAACTATAATACTTCCATCAACTAATGGCAAAATCTGGCAAGACCCAAGAGAGGAAGAAGGTGAATTACTATGCGAGCAAAGATTTTCACTTGAAGAGATTAATCAATATAAGTATAGATTAGGTTCGTATGGCTATGCTGGCCAGTATCAGCAAAGACCAGCACCAGAAGAAGGCGGTATAATCCAGAAATCATGGTTTAAATGGTGGAAGCATAACGAACCACCTGAAATACAATTCATAGTTCAGTCATGGGATACCGCTCTTACTGCTAATGAAATGTCCGCATATTCAGCCTGTACTACATGGGGAGTGTTTTTAGATCATAACTACGTAGAACATTTAATATTACTTGGAATGTGGCGTGGACGTGTTGAGTATCCAGAGCTTAGAGAGATGGCTAAAAGGCTTTATAGAGATTATAGAGATAATGGAAAAGAACATAATCCAAGGTTTAAAGGTAGACAACCTGATTTATGTTTAGTTGAAGCTAAAGCCTCGGGCGATCCATTAATACAAGATTTAGCTGCGGGTGGAATAAGTGCCGTTGCTTTTAATCCTAGTAAATATGGTGATAAAATACAGAGAGTAAGGCTAGTTACTCCTCTTATTGAAGGGGGCAGGGTTTGGCTTAGAGCGAGAGGCCCTAAGTACGATAGTTTAATACCCGAAGCTGACGAATTTGTAGAAGAAGTATCAACGTTTCCTAATAGTTCTTCAAGGGATTTAGTGGATACTATGACGCAAGCATTGCTAAAATTAAAAAGCGGACAATTTATATTAAACCCTAAGGATGAAAGGCCAACTCCACCTGATTATCAAGAGGTTAAAAGAGTATATTAAATGCAAAATAATGAAAATCAAACGCAGCATAGTAAATCTTGGTGTTCTCAAATATGTTGTTGCAAAAAAAAGAACAAGAAATTAATTCAAGCAGTGGACGTTGAAGAAGAGACAAATGAAGAGATAATAACAGAAGAACAATCTTTGCGGTTGCTAGAAATAACTGAAAGCAATATTTGCAGTTCTTATAAGTCGACTATTCAACAAAAAAAAGAGGTAGATTCTTCTGCTGATTTAAATTCGTTAGTTGTTTACAAACTCATGACAACAGATGAGTTAATGAGCTTTGAAGATCGAGATCAGTTTTTAAATAATTATAAAGAAACTATATACCAATCAGAATTATTAGGAGATTTATGATGATAAGTTTTATTAAAAAAATATGCTGTTGTTTTAAAAAAAACAATCAAGAAGAAAAAACAAGGATACATATCTATAATAACGAAAATCAAGAGATTGATATATTAGAGTTTTATTACCCTGCTTGTTATTTACCAAGTGCTGATCAAGAATCTTGTAATACTATTTTACATAGTGGTCAGTATAATGATTTTGAATTTGAGTCCCAGTAATAAATTCAAAACAGCTGATATTATTTTATTCAAACTGTTTTATAAACGTTTCTTCAATATAATTTTCTAATTTATCGGCTAAAGATTCTACATCATTATCAAGAATAAAACTTTTACATAAAATACACGGCTTTGCATCGCTAATGTTAAATGACTTTAAATAGTTATCTTGTTTTTTTGAAATTTTATCTATAAACACAGGAAAATGTATAGGTATAGATTTTTCTATTGTTTTGCCAAATGGCTGAAAAATATTATTTGTATTTTCAATACGAATTTTAAATTCCCTTCTACCTGAAACAATCAAATATTCGTTTGTTTGAACCAACACATCAACACAGCAAGGCGCTTTTAGTTTTCCTGCGTCATGTATCATTTCTTCTAGTTTGTTTATTAATGTTTTGTTATTAGCGGGCTTTTTCAAAGTCATTTTTACCTGTGGTATAATAGTGAATAAGAATATTTGTTTTATGAATATCAATACTGATTATATCACACCTTTAGAAGACTTAGAAGATGGTTCAACAGTTTATCAAATAGGTGAGCCTGAACCTGAGCAAAATAACAATGAAGAATTTTATGCTAATCTTGCAGACGATTTAGAAGAGAGTAACAGAAATAAATTATCTAGTTATCTTCTTAATTTAATTGAAGAAGATATGGAAGCTCGCAAGGACTGGTTAGAATCAGTACATACAGTCAAGGAGTATTTGGGCTTTTCTTTAGAAGATATAGATGGTGCTCAATTTTCTCAAAGTACGAGAACTTTTGATACCACTCTATCTACTGCTCTTATTAGGTTTTATTCTACTACAAGAGCAGAATTGTTGCCACAATCTGGGCCAGCCGGTTACGTAATCAAAGGCGAGACAAACGAGTTTTTAGAAAAAAAAGGCGATTTAATACGTAACTGGCTGAATTACTTTCTAACAGTTAAAGATGATTCCTACTACTCAGATTTTGAGCGTTTTCTGCTTTATCTAGGCTTGTATGGCAGCGGTTTTAAAAAAGTTTATTACGATAAACTAGCTAATCAGCCAGTAAGCCGTTTTATCATGCCCGAGGATTTTGTTATTGATGGCGATTGTACTTCCATTTTAGAGTCAGAGCGACTTACTCATATATTACGTCTTTCAAAAAGAGAAATATTATTAAGGCAAAAAAGCGGAGTATATAGAGATTGTAAACTACCTTATTTAAAAAATGTTGCCTCGGATAGTAGCGATGAAGGCGAAGAAAATAATAAAAAAAGAGATGGTATAGACTTAAATGTATATACTCAACAATCTTTATTTCCAATTTATGAAATTCATACTTACTTAAACTTAGATCATTTTATTAAAAATAACAGTGAAGAGTACGATGATGAAGTGCCACTACCTTATGTTATTACTATAGATAAAATTTCAAAAGAAATACTAGCTATTCGGCGCAACTGGGAGGAAGATGATCAGGATAAAAAGCGCACTAATTATTTTGTTCAGTATAATTATCTACCAGGTTTTGGCGTATATGGTATTGGCCTTGCTCATCTACTTGGCTCAAATGCTATTACTCTTACTAAATTGCTGCGCCAACTAGTTGATGCTGGTACTTTTAAAAATCTTCCTGGCGGATTGCGTACTAAAGGTTTTAAACAACAAAACAATGATTTAATTGTTGGTCCAGGTCAGTTTGTAGAAGTTGACACTGGCGGAGTTCCTTTATCAGAGGCTTTAATGCCATTGCCATATTCCGAACCTTCTCAAACTTTACGAGAACTTCGACTTGAAATAGTTGATCAGTGCAGAGAGCTTGGCTCTACCTCAGAACTTGGCATGCTAGATTCTAAAGAAGATATACCAACCGGCACAATGCTGGCTGCGCTTGAGAATAATAATCGTATTCAATCAGCGGTACTTAGATCAATTCACCATTCTTTTAGCTATGAACTCCAGCTTATAGAAAAGTTATTTAAAAACACTTTAGAATACGAGGAATTTACTTCGGGCGAAGGAAACAACTCCATTTCTCAAGAGGATTTTATTGACGAGGTAAAAATTATTCCCGTTTCTGATCCAGCTTCTAATTCTCGTATTCAAAAAATACTTAAAGCTCAAGAAGTTTTAAGAACAGCAGAACGAGCTCCAGAAATGCATAACATGATGGAAGTATTGAAAATTAATTATCAAGCACAAGGTTTAACAGATGAAGAAATAGACAAAATACTACCTTCTCAAGAAACAGAGAAAGTATTGCCGTTAGACCCAATCACTGAAAACATAAATATTTTATCTGGTAAAGGAGTTGCTGCTGCCATGTGGCAAGATCACGCTGCTCACAAAATGGTACATGGAGCGTTTGCCCAGCAACATCCAGAATTACAAGCTGAAATCATGGCTCATATCACAGAGCATGAAGCATATGAATATTTAATCAAAATGCAGCAAATTATCGGGCAAGAATTACCTTCCTTGGAGGAAATACAAAATCCTGAAATACAAAATGCAATCGCTTTAGCATCTGCTCAAGGTTTAGAAGAGTCAGGAGAGTTTGAACAAAACGAGCAACGACCAATAGACCCTAATGAACTAATTTTAGCTGATATTAAACAAAAAGAAGAGGAGGTAAAAGCCAAAGAGCGTATGTCCGATAAAAAGCTAGAATTTGACATTTTCAAAACTCAATTAGAGTTCGAAAAAGAAAAAGCAAAAATTGAATCTAGCGAAGATATAGCAAAACTTAAGTCTGAGACCGAGCTTGAAAAAGCCAATACTGCACTTGAGAAAGAAGAATTAATTAAATCATCATAATTACGAGGTAACGATGAATAGAAATAGAAATTTAAGAGCTGGTTATCAAAACAAGCCTGATGCAATGAGAGAATTGGCAGATAAACTGATGAATCATCCAGGTACAGCAAAAGATGTTAATATGTCGCCGTTTGCAGCGGAGCAAGAAAGAATGAGAATGTATAAATCTGGCGGTAGTGTCAAAAAGAAGGCAGGTGGTTCCGTTAAGAAAAAAAGCTGTGGCCATACAGATAAATCTTCTCACAAATCAACAACCAAGAAATTTGCAGCGGGCGGAGTAGCAAAAATTAGGCATAAGCAAGCTACAAAAAGTGGCGCACCTTTACCTTCATCAAGACTAAAAAAGGGATGTAGAGGCGTATGACTTTATACGAACGCCTAATGAAAGAGCTTAAAACAGCAAGGACTAACCTTGAAACTACTATAGCTCAAGGGCAAGTTGAAGATTTTCCAAGTTATAAATTCAAAGCTGGGCAAGTAAATGGACTTGTTGCAGCTATGGATATTTGTAGAACAACTTTTAAAGAGTGTGATGATGAATATATCAGCAATTAAAGCAAGTAATAATCAAGATATAGGAATAGACCTAAATACTTTTGATGAAAAAGCAAAGCAAGCAGAAATAGCTCGTTTTAAAGATTTAACACCTTCTGGTTGGCAATTATACATAAGACTATATGTGCCTCCAGCAAAAACATCAGGTGGTATTTTACTGCCCGATTCTACAAAGGACGAACAAAAATACTTAAATTTTGTTGGTTTAGTAGTAGCTATGTCAAAAGGTGCTTACAAGGACGATAGATACAAGTTTACAGGTCCATATTGTAAAGTAGGTGATTGGGTTAATTTCCCAAGACATGCAGGTTATTTATGGGCATACGATAATATCCCAATGTATGCATTAAATGAAGATGTAATAACGGGCGTTATTGATAATCCTAAGCACAACATTCCATTAATTTCTAAATAAATAAGGTAATTACAATGAACGCAGAAGAAGCGAATCAAGACGTTTCATCCGCTCATATTGCAGACACGAGCGGAATGAAAGAATTACAAGACGCTATGAATAAGATTAATGAGTTAAATGCAAATAACGAATCTGATACACAGCTAGAAGATACAATACAAGAAGAACAGCCTGAAGAGCAAGTAGAAAAAGAAGAAAGCTTAAGCGAGCAAGAAGATGAAGAAATTATTAGCGATGAAGAAACAGATGAGAATCCTGATTCTGAAACTAAAAAAACTTACGAAACTAAAAAACAAAAAGAGAAAAAGTTTTGGAAAGAGCGTAGAGAAAAATACAAGGCTCTTGCAGAACGAGATCGCCTAGCATCCGAATTAGAAGAATTAAGAGCGCAGCGTGATAAAGCTCTTGAAGTTGGAAATTATCATTACGGGCAAAATGCTTATGCGGATTTAGAAAAAGCTGAATTAATGCATGATAAAGCGATTGAAGAAGGTGATGCAAAAGGTTTAAGAGAAGCCAATAAAGCTATTATCAGAGCTACTAATGCTATTGATGAAATAGAAAGGTGGAATTATAACAATCAGCAGAATGCAAAAGCATCAGAGCAAAATGAGCGGCAAGCTAATATAGCTAATGTACAAAGAGAAATAGCTCAAGATTGGCTGGAATCTAATGATGAAATCAATCCTAGTTCTGTTAATTACAATCCACAAATGGCTCAAAAAATTAGTGCTTTTATTAATCAACTAGATCGTAGCATCGCTGAAAGTGGCAAATCAGAGTATTACTTTTCTGAACCATATTTTGAGGTAATAGATGAACATTTATCAAAATTAAAAAAACAATCTCAAAAAAGCAATACGCCTCCAGCATCTATAAACAATGTGTCTGGCGTTAAGAAATCTTATCAATCAGGTTCTAGTACAGCCAAAAGCAAGCAAACAATAGTGTTGACCGCTGACGAAAAGCGCATGGCTTCTAATGCTGGCATTACAGAAGAAGAATGGTTGAAATACAAAATAGATGATTTAAACAAACATAAAAAGAGAGCGTAAATTATGTCAAAAAAACTTAGTAGAGACGAAGAAACAGTGAAAACTCGAGCATCAGAAACGAGATTGCACGAAATGAGAGATCATTATGATATGGAATATTCTAGTCCTTTGCGTGTGCCAGATAGCTTGAAAAAAGACGGCTATGTTTACAGGTGGGTAAATACTGGAATCAGAGGACGTGAAAATTATCGTATTGATGAAATGGTGTCAAAAGGTTGGGAACTTGTGTCAAAAGATAGAAGTTCTGGCATTTGTTTTGACCCGTTGGGAAGAAATCCATTATCAAAGCAATATATTTGCTATAAAGACGTTATACTTATGGAAAGGCCAGAAGCCTTTTCAGATAGAGAAAGAAGAAACCTACACAAAGCAAACGATGATAAAATAAGATCATTGCGTGGAGTAAGTAATGATATTGGTAGACCTAATACAACTTTAATAGATAGTTTTTAACATGGCAATTGTACCTTCAGAATCTAGTTATCAAAAGATTGAATTAACGCAAAATATTAATTTATATTTGCCTTTTTTTACACCAACCGGTGAATTAACCATTACCGACATTATGGATGTAGAGCCAGATCAAGATGGTTGGCAAATTACCTTGCCTAATGCAACTGAAACACAACCAGGTGCTAATTTTATAATAAATAACATAAGCGTTTATTCTTTTTCGCTTATGTTGAATGATGGCGTTACCGAATTAATCAATATTGCTGGCGGTGAGGTGAAGTTTATTAATCTTACTAATAATTCTAATGCTAATGGAATTTGGTCAGTAACTCCATTTGGAGGTGGGCAAGCTGCTGTTGCTGCATTAAACGCTACAAGTTCTAATGGCACAATAAATATTGTTAATGGTGAAATTGTTCCACCTGGTGGAGATATTGACTTTACTTTAGGTGAGTTTTTGACAAACTTTCAGAGCCAAAGTATTTCAGATGGCTTTCCTGTGATTTCTGATATTCAAGATTTTTCATTTTCAGTTAGAACTTTAAATGCTGGTTCTAATATTATTATTGATAATCAGGATGGCAAAGCTGGAAACCCAACAATTAGTTTAAATAACTCAATAGAAAATTTGTCCTCTGTACAAGTAGGCAGTCTTACTCTTAGTGGCTTAACAATAAGCACCAACGAGAATAGCGATATTTTTATTCAAACTACTGGTACTGGTAATACTGTAATTAACGGGGTTACGATTGATTCTAATAATAACGTTTCAGAAATTAATGATTTAAGTATAAATGGTAACTTTAGCAGTCCTTTTATACCTTCGGCATGGTGCGTGTTTACTGATACTATTACTGGCAGCAATAATACGATTGTGAATGAAAATTCTGCAAATGTGGCAAATATTACAGGGAGCAATGGAAATTATGTGATTGAATTTATAAACCCAATGCCATCAATAAATTATGCAGTAGTAATTACAACAGGTAGTAATGGCAGCGCATTACCACCACCAATATATCATGCATTTTTTACTGTAAGAAATTTAAACTCAGTTACTATAGCGGTACTAGATGCAAGCGGTGAATTTGTACAAAGTATGCCAGATGGTGTTAGCGTAATTGTAATTTGATTATTTAATGCTAAAAAATATGTTATAATGTATTTGTGGTAGTTGTTTTAACTTATCATGATTCTTTCAAGGTTGGCTACAATTTTTGTTTCAAAGGTTGTAGCCATAAGTTCTACGAACTTTCAAATCGTATATTAGGTTTTTCTTTTGCCCCTTAAAAAGAAGCGTCAGACGAGACATAAAAACGTTGAATTTGGTTTTTAAAATCTCTCCATTAAAGATTTCTTCGTATAGCGGTTCTACGAACCCTTTAAAATCGTATTTTTGGTTTCGAACACTCTCCTTAAAGATTCACAATATTTTTATTTAATAATTTTTATAATACGAGGAATATTATGGCGTATGGCGTAAATGCTCCTTTTGGTTTAAGACCTATTTCATCTATAAACGGAGGTTCTTGGACCGAAAAGACAAATGAATATTTTATATATGCTGATGCTACTGGTACTACTACCTATGAAATAAGTATATTTAATGGTGATCCGGTAGTATTTAATCCAACCAATGCTCAGGCAGGAACGATAGCTCGTTATCTACCAAATTATACAGATGGTACACCTTCTACATTCTCAGCATTACCAATCGTTGGTGTTTTTCAAAGCTGTGAATACATTAACACTACAGGTAATTTAGTATTGTCTCCCTATTGGCCAGCTAATACGCAGGTACAAGCAGGAAGCAAAATTAAAGCCTATGTACTAGATGATCCAAGCACTATTTTTGATGTGCAGGTTTCAACTTCTACAAACGCTAATGGTAATGCATTTGTATCAGATCCAGTGTTTCCAAATACTAATGGAGAAGCTAATCTAAATGGCTCTTTTGGTAGTAATTTTGCATTAAATATTGGTGGAGGTACAAACTTTGACACTGTGCAAGTAGGCGGTGTTGCTAATATTTATGCTAATAACCCAGCGGGTGGTGACACAAGAACTGGACAATCTGGTTTTTATCTTGATGTACAAACTAATACAGGCGGGGATGCAACGCACGATTACAACAAAACTACTGCAACTTTACCTTTAAAAGCTATTGGCTTTACTTTGAGTCCTAAAAACAAGCCACGTTTAGTGGGGCAAACTATGGAAACTACTCCATTCTTAAATGTAAGAGTTTTAATTAATAACCACTATTACAAAGCTGGTACTCCAGGTACTACACTTGCATAAATAATTTAAGAGGTAAATAAACAATGATTAATACCGGTCAAATTGCCGAATTGCTGCGCCCAGGATTAAAAGCAGTATTTGGTGAATATCCAACATATCCTGAACAATGGACTGAAATATTTAAAACATATAAGTCTGATAAATACCAAGAGATTGATGTAGAGATGAAATATCTTGGTGCTGCTGATATCAAGCCAGAAGGTCAGCCTATTGCGTCTGATAGTATGGGGCAAAGAGTGATTACTAACTACATTCATAAAAGTGTAGGGCTGTCTTTTACTATTACAAAAGAAGCAGTAGAAGATAATTTGTATCAAACTCAGTTTCCACAACAAGCGGTATCTCTTAGAAACTCATTAAGGGTTACTAAAAACATACTTGGAGCTAATATATTAAATAATGCATTTAATCCAGCATATCCTATTGGAGATGGTCAATCAGTATGTTCTACTAGTCACCCAATTGACGGAGGAGTATTTTCAAATCGTCTTGGGGATGATGCTGACTTTAGTGAGGCAGCAGTAGAGCGAGCAATTATAGATATACAAAAGTTTCCAATGCAATCAGGAATACTTGCTCAAACAATGGCTAAAAAATTGATTGTTCCTAGGGAATTACAATTTGAAGCATCAGTATTGCTAAATAGTCAGTTTAGAACTGGCACAGCGGACAACGATATTAACGCTATATATCACAATGATTATATGCCAGATGGATATAGAGTAAATCAATATCTAACTGACCCAGCTGCTTGGTTTATTATTACTGATGCACCTGATGGAATGAAGCATTTCCAAAGAACTCCAGTACAAACTGATACGTATGTTGATTATCCAACTGACAACGTTATGGCTAAAGCGTCAGAGCGTTATTCTTTTGGTGTGTCAAATCCACGTGGGATTTTTGGTTCTGCTGGTGTTTAAACATTAAGCAATTATTTGCTTAAATTTATTATTAATTCAAGAGCGTTTATAATTATGGACAATACTTCTGGCACTTACAATTTTCAATCAGTTGAAGTAGAATTGTTAATTAGAGACGCTTTTGAACAGATAGGTGTATTGCCTGAATTTATCACTCCGCAAAAATTAGAATCCGCAAGACGAAGCATTAATTTAATGCTTTTAGAATGGATGAATAAAACCACTAACCTATGGACTATTCAAAGTGAATTTTTATCTTTAAATGAATTTCAGATCAAATATTCGTTAGAAAAATACGTACTGGATATTACTGAATTAAATTTAAGAACTTCTAATAGAGAGTTATCTGGAAATCCAGAGTCAAGCAATGGCGGAATAGCTTCAAATGCTTTTGATGGAAATAACGCTACAGCTTGCACTCAAAATGCACCTGATGGAAAAATTTCATATGATTATGGGGTAGGTAATACTCGAAAAATTACTTTTGTAGGTGTTACATCTAATAATAAAACAGAATACTCTCTCGTCATAGAATACTCTTTAAATAATGCAGATCCATGGGAAATTTTAAAAACTATTCCTAAACAATTATATAAAAAAGGCAAGTTAGTTTGGTTTGATATAACAGCCCCAGTAAATGCACGAGCATATCGAATACGAGAAACTGACGGAGCAATTTTAGATATTCAAGAGATATATTTTAATAATAATGTTTTAGATACTGTAATTAGCAGCGTTAGTAGAGATGAATATTTACAAATGCCTCAAAAAAATATTACAGGAAGGCCATCTATTTTTTATTTTGATCGTACAATTACCCCATCTTTGTACATCTGGCCAGCACCAACCCAATATTATAATGCAATTGATTATTCTTATAAGAAGGCAATGCAAGATGTGGGTTTATATACCAACACTTTAGAAATACCAGCAAGATTTTATCCGGCTCTAGTAGCAGGACTTAGTTTTAAATTAGCATTAAAATTTAACAATCAAATTGCTGAAATGCTAAATCAAGAATACCAAAATATATTTAATCTTGCGACCATAGAAGACAGCGAAGACGTTATTTTTAGCATAAATCAAGGATGGTCTTCATGAGTTGGATACAAAGATGGAAAAGTAAATACGTAAAAGTAAATCCAAAAAACCCTAATGGACTTGGCGTATGCGATCGCAGTGGTTTTGTTTTTAATCATAAAGATTTAGTAAAACAAATGGAGTGGAGAGGGAATAATCTAGTGTGGACTGGACTTATGGTTGGCCCTCCTTTTTTAGATAAACCTTCAGAGCAAAACAGACCGCCTATTGTAAAAGACGATCCCAAAACTCTTAAAAATCCTAGATTGCCAAAGGATTATATTTCACCTGATAGCAATCCTGCACCTAATAACAAAGAGCTTACTTTTAAATTAAATAAAGTAAGGTGGAATTAAAACAGGAGGTCTATTGTGTACGATCCAAATACATTACGAATATTATCTTTAGATGGTGGAGGTATGCGGGGTTATGTATCCACGAATTTTTTAAAATCCTTTGTAGATTTATGGGGAATAAATCCAAACGAACTATGGAAATATTTTGATGTGATTGCTGGTAGTTCTATTGGGGGTATTTTAGCATTATCTTTGTCTTATGGCAAAAGTCCCGAGGAGCTACTACCATTTTTTACTCAAAATGGACCATGGATTTTTACAACAAGTACAACTACTCCTTCGGTTACACCTTCTACTTTGACAAAAATTAACACCATTGTTGGGGGTCCGTTAAGTAGCCCTACTTTTTACCCTGGAGATACCAATGGTATTGGCACAAAAAGGTTAAAAAGCGACCTAGATACAGAGTTCGGCGCAAGCAAAATGACCGATCTTAAAACAACCACTCTAATTACTTCTTTTGAAAAAAACGATGTAGACCCTGATTATGGCATTACGACTAATACACCCGTATATTTTTCTAATAGCAAGATTGTACCAAGTTTAATAGGACAAGACTTTAATATTACGGACGTTGCAATGGCAACAAGTGCTGCACCTTTGTATTTCCCATCGTGGGCTATAGGTACTGATTTATATATAGATGGCGGTATTATTCAAAACAACCCTGCAAGCCTTGCTTTAAGCATTGCAAAAGCAAAAAAACCAGCTGCAAATCGTTATTGCGTTCTTTCTGTTGGAACTGGTCTTGGTGATGTGGGATTTCCTCCTGAGCAAGAAGTAAGACGCAGAGTAAGACAAGAAGTGCAAGAGCTGCGTAAAGATCGTAAAGCATTTGCAGATAAATGGCGTTTAAGCAGCAAACAACTGAAAGAATTAGAAGATTTAAGTAATAATGTACAAGCATTAGAGGGAGGATATTTAATTATTTATTTGTTAGGAGTTTCTACTACCGGTCCTCAAGAAGTTGCTGCAAAAGAGCTTTTTATACGAAGTAATTACACGCTAGAGAATTTGTATTACTACAGGATGCAATATTATTTTGAACCAAGCCAATACACAGAATTTGATAACTCTACACCCGAAATATTAGATTATTATCGCACTTCAAGTTTGGAGTATTTTAATAACGACATAGACAATATATCAACTTTTATAGGACATTTAACCGCATGAATTTTGATATTTTGCATAATTTTATATCGCCAGTAACAGGAAGAGTTTTATGCGACCCTGACTATATTTTAGTAGGTAGTAGAAATGGTATTGCCATTCCCTCTCCTACACTGATCGACATAAGATTAGATTTGATAGATATCAGAAAAGAGATAGATGATTTAGAAGCAATAAATCAAAGAGTTGGTTTTATTATTAGCGAGCCGGACGCAGATTTGCCAAAAGCTCAAGCATTAAGTGTGCTGAATGATGGTTTTATGTATAATACAAATGGTGTAGTTAGTACAACAAATGTATTGCCTTTGCCAAGTTTGTCATCTGAACATTTGTGGATTGGAGATGTTAATAACTCACCTGTTCAATTGCCTAATATTAAAATTAACAATCTACCGGGCCTAACTCAAAACAAAATATGGAAAGGTGATGCTCAAGGCAGACCCGTTGAAGTTGATGTCAATAGTATTGAGAACTTACCAGACTTAGCTAGCAATAATTTATGGATAGGTGATACAAGTAATAGGCCAGTTGCAAACGCTACAATTAATATTAATAATTTACCAAGTCTTGGATTAACTAGCGTTCCTTCTGCTACGGGTTTTGTTGGGAAAATATGGGAAGGCACATCGTCAGGCAGACCTAAAGAATCTAGCGCACTTGCTACAACGATTGCAGATTTAACATCTCTAAACGCTAAAATTTCAAATGCTAAATTTGTAATGAATAGTGGTTCTATCCTTTCTTTTCCTGGCTCACAGTTTTTAAATGACTTAACGGCTGGAGCTTTGGTTCAAACAAGCAGTGCTGGCGATGGTCAATTAAAGAGTGTTGTAATTAACCAAAACCAAGTATTAATGGGTGGTGCTAATAATACCCCAGAATCAAGAGCAAGAATAGGTATAGATAATTTACCTACCCTAACTCAAAACAACTTATGGCTAGGTGATGCAAATAGTAATCCTGTAGCAAAAAGCACAATAAACTTGAGCAACCTCCCCGCTTTATCTAGCAACAAAATATGGAAAGGTGATGCTCAAGGTAGGCCCGTTGAAGTTGATGTTAATAGTATTGAAAATTTGCCAGACTTAGCTAGCAATAATTTATGGATAGGTGATGCAAATAATAGACCAATAGCAAACGCTACAATAGATATTAATAATTTACCAAGTCTTACTCAAGATAAAATATGGAAAGGTGATGCTCAAGGTAGACCTGTTGAAACTAATTTTGACGTAGCTCCAGATGATGCAGCATATATATTAAAAGAACCTAATGCTAACCTTTCAAATGCTCAAGTTTTAAGTGAGCTCGGTACTGGAATGGCAAAAATAGTTGCAGGTGGAGCATTTGCTATCGCTATTCCTGATGAAGACTACGCAACTGTTGAAACATTAAATCAAATCAAAGCAGAATGTGAAGAGTTTAGAAATCAAGCTGAACAAGCTTCTACAGAAGCAGAACAGTCAGCAAATGACGCCTCTTTATCGGCCAATAGCGCATCTGCATCTGCTACTGAGGCTGCTGCATCTGCCTCTAGCGCTACTGCTTCTTCTGCTGCTGCTGCCGCTTCTGCTGCTGCTGCTGCCGCTTCTGCTACTGCTGCTGCCGCTTCTGCTACTGCTGCTGGTAATTCAGCGGATAATGCATCTGATTCAGCTAACGATGCTGCTGCTTCTGCCAGTGAAGCACAATCTTATTTAAATGAGTTATTAACAACAGGCATAACTATTACAGGAGATGTAGAAGGCGGAGGAGTTTTAAACGAGCCAATTGAGGTTACATTTAAAGAAAATCCAGTGTTTACCGGTAATGGTTCAATGACAATACCAGTAGGAACTACTGCAGAACGTCCAATTAATCCAGTTATTGGGATGACTCGGATAAATACTAGTTTTTAAATATGTTATAATAAAAAAAAGGATAAAAATATGGCTAGACAAGAATATTACGATGGTACGCAATGGATTGTAAACGGAGACGGAACAGTCAAATCCATAACAGCGGGAACAGGTCTTGATGGTGGTACTATTACAGAATCAGGTACTATATCTATAGCAAACACAACAGTAGTTGCTGGCGATTATGAATACGCCTCTATTACAGTAAATGACCAAGGACAAATCACATCAGCAACAAATGGCGTAGCTCCTGTTACTGTAATTAATGGTACACCTAATCAAGTTGACGTGGTTACAGATGTAAATGGTTCAACTATTTCTTTATCCTCTACTATTGAATGCCCTGGAGATATAGCAGTTAGTAATGGACAATTGACAATACCGGTAGGGACTACTGCCGAGCGTCCAGCAAACCCGGTTATTGGAATGATTAGAATCAACACGGATTTAAATTAATGACAAAGCCAGAATATTTTGACGGAACAGAATGGAAAAGTTTTTGTAGCGAAGGTGCGCCTGTTAATATTGAAAACGCCACAAGCTCACCTTTTCCAATTACTGGTTCATTAATAGTATCAGAAGGTTCTATTAATGTTGATCTAGGGCCGGAATTAGACGCTTTAGCTGTTTTTAATCAAAATGGATTAGTTACTAGAACAGGAGATGGTACTTACGCTGGTCGAGAGTTAATAGCTGGAAATGGAATTGAAATAGAAAATGGCAACGGAGTTAATGGAAATCCTATAATTTCTGCTATTGTCTTGCCAGACCCTTTTATTAATGACTTACCTATTAATGGTAATTTAGATTTAGAGAGCTTTGATTTAATTACTACTGGAGATGTTAGCGTTCAAAATGGTGCTTTTATTGGCAATAATTTGAGGGCTTATGATACAAATAGCATTTTTGTAAATAGTTCTTTTGATATGCAGGGTAAAGGTATTAGTAATCTTTTAACTCCTACAAATCCAAATGACGCAGCAACAAAAAATTATGTTGATACAGTAATCAACTCACCTTTTATTAATGACTTACCTATTAATGGTAATTTAGATTTAGAGAGCTTTGATTTAATTACTACTGGAGATGTTAACGCTCAAAATGTTAACGCTCAAAATGTTATTACACAATTTATTACAGCATCCAATACAAGCTTAGGCGTGGTGTTTTCCTCTAAGGTGCAGATGCAAAATAATCCTATCTTTGGGCTACCTTTTTTAATTGTTGATGGTGATATTGATTGTAGAGAAAATTCATTTATTGGTAACAACCTTTCAACTTATGATTCACTTAATTTAGCCATAGGAAGTAATTTAGATTTACAAGGTAACAGAATTTTATCGCTTCCGTCCCCTGATTTTGATGATGAACCAGCAACAAAAGAATACGTGGATAATCTTGCTTCTTGGTTCGTCACTGAAATTGGTCAAACTTTTCTAACGCAACCCATTACAGTAACTAGTTCATTTGATGTACAAAGTAATGTGAGCGTAGTTAATGGGGCTATATCATGCTTAGAAGGTGATATTAACTGCGGAGAAAATACGTTTATTGGTAATAATATTGCAGCATATAATTCGCCTAGCATAACAACAGGAAGTAATCTAGATTTACAAGGCAATAGAATTTTATCACTTCCACTCCCTGTTAATCTTAATGAACCAGCAACAAAAGAGTATGTAGATAATTTAGTTTCTAACGACAATATTCAGCTTTCTGTAGTAGAAATTTCTAGCTCTCAAATACTTGATTTAGACAATCATCCAGTATCGTTAGTTGAGTGTCCTCTAGGATGCGCAATCCTTCCCCACAACGTAGTAACCGTATACATACCTGGAACTCAAGAATATGACGATGATGATTTAGATATTAACATTGCTATTGGTAGCGTTAGATTTGGTACAGTAGACTCAAAGCTATTTCAAGAAGATTGCCCCGCTCTTGATATACTAAACCTCAAAGACATCAAAGTAGTACCAAATAAAAATGTTATTAATAAAGATTTAATTATTTACAATAAAGATTCGGGTTTATGTAGTGGCAATGGAACTTTAAAAATTTTCACTTGGTATTCAACACTTTATTTAGGAGATATTACATGACAAAAGATAAAACAAACGAAGTTTCTACGACTGATTTTGCTATTAATTACAACGGCCTTGGCGCTGTAACTAATTTAATGAAAGACGCTCAAAATATAAGAAATTTAACAAACTCTATTTTTGGTAGGTGTTGGAACGACACACAAAACTCGCAATTACAAGCTGTATGTGAGGCAACTAACGCATCAATCTCTATGTTACAAGAAGATATTACGAGTTTACAAGCGTTACTAGCACCTTACGAAAATACTACAAATAACAAAAAATAACGAGGTTTTATGAATACTAAAGATACATTACAAAACATCATCAAATATTCTCAAGTTTTATATAGTGACGGAATACTTTATTCATCTGACGACAAAGCGATATCAACTCAAGAGCGCAGAAATTTAGTCACTAAAGATATTGCTTTAATTCAAGAACAAATCAAAGTTCTAGAAAATATATTAAATTCAAACAGATAAAGGTATTAAAAATGACAACTAATTTTAACGGGATAGAAATTACAAGCAACGCAAAAACAGGAACTTCAAATAAAACAGCTTGTTTAATTCCTCCCAATGTAACTGAGTCACAACGAGACTTGCTACAGAACAAAAAAAACGGCGCAATGATTTACAACATTACTGCTAATGAGTGGCAAGTACTTACTGATGGTCAATGGTTGGGCTTAGTATCAGAAAAGCCTATTACTCCAGCACCTGGATTGAACACAGAAGCGCTAGTCTTACCATTTGGAAAAAAAGACGAAGTCGAAGATATAGAAAGAGACAATGGTTTTCTGTATCTTGATATCACAAATAATCAAGTGAGAGGGTATATTAACGGCAAGTGGTTAACTTTTTACGCCACTCAATGTGAAGTCCCAGGTTTAGGTATTACAAACGGCAGCCCAATGATTTTTCCATCTGGCGCGCAACAAGATGTAGAAGTAATAAAAAATGAAATAGATGGTTTTATTTATTACGATACAACCAATAATCAATTACGCATTTTTGAAGGCGAACAAGGAGAAATAGGAAATGGAATATGGCGTAGTATTAAGTGGAGTGAGTAATATTTATGAGCATTTTTGTTGATTACGATAATGTAATATTTCCAAATTTATCTAATACAAAAACAACTTTAATCGCAGCAGACAGTAATGCTTTATGGGTAAATAGTATTATTGTCTGCAATAGAAGTAAGCAAGCAATAAGATTTAATTTGCAACAGATAAAAAGCAGTACCGACACTAGCGAGGTATTTTTAATTAATGAATTTGAAATAGAGCCGTTGAAAAGCGTTGATGTTTTAGACGAATTGGGATTGACTTTAAATTTAAAATTTTCTGCTATTCCTAGTGTTAGCGACAGTATAGTTTGTTTTTCAAACGGCAGTACGCAAGTTTTTGATTGCACTGTGATCTACAGCAAACTTAATGAATTACCTATTGCTTAAAATATGTTATAATAGTTTTAAGTATATGTATTAGCATATGCTCCTCTTTTTAGCTGGAGAGTGTAAAAAGCTCTTCAGCAAGTTTCTGTGAAACTCAAAATCGCATCTTTGGTTATCTCTTAATCCTCAAAAGATTTCTTAAATTTAACACAATAATGGATGCGATATGAATCCAGCAATAATAAATTATGCACAGTCTCAACAGCAACTAGCTGATCAAATGCGTTTATTAAATGAAAACAGTCAAAACGCAAATAGTGAACCAATTAATGCTAGTCCTAATCCTTTTGATTCTGGTATTCAAAGAGCTATCTCAACAGCCAGAGACTCTTTAGGAATGACGGAAAAGCAGCAAGATCGGGCTTTGCGTAGAAGTTTGCTTAATTTTGCTTCAAACATTGCTCAAACTCCGAAAAGAAAGGGATTTTTTAATAATTTTGGCGATATATCTCGTGCTGCTCTTCCAGCTATCAGCGAATATTATAATGCAGAAGCAAAGGCAGAAATGGCAAATAATGCCTTAGCTAATCAAATTTTGAATTATCAAAAAGGTTTAAGGCGTGAAGCGTTTGAACGTGAGAAGTTTAATAACCAGCGGCAATTTCAACAAGATAAGCTAGAAGAAACTAAGCGTCATCATGATTTATTAGATAAATTTAATCAAGCTAAACTTGAGGCAAAAAACAAGTCTGCCGTTTCTCCGCTTGGCGATAACTTTGCGCCAATTGAAAGCAAAACTGAGCGTACAAATTACAGTAAATTAAAACAATCTACTGGTGAAGTATTAGGCGATTTAGGAAAAATAAAACAGCAGTTTGAGAATTTGCAGGAGATTACTAAGGACGATTTAATAAACCCTATGAATCCTTATGTTGGGTCTTATGCTAATCAAGCAAAAGATTTATTAAGTTATTTTAACAAAGACTCAGACGATCAAAATAAAAAAGCAGAGAGAGAAAAAAGTATTAAAAGAAAAGCTTTTGAAGCCGAAGTAAATAAATTCCAAGTAGAGTTTGAAAGAAAGCTGAAAGGGGGGGTGCTTGGCAAAGGTATTATTGAAATATTTGACAAGAAAAAAATGTTGCCTTCTGTTGGTGATGCGCCTGATGTATTTCAGCAAAAGCTAGAAGACTTAAACGAGATGATCTCTAATCGTTATGAAGCTGCTGATAATTCACTACGTTACAACACTCATATTAGTCCTTATGACATGGAGAGCTTAAAAAAACAAAATACTCTTGGACAAAATATGGGGCAAGCTGAAAATAAACTAGGAAAGCCTGTTGATACTAAGAAGCAAACAGTGACTATGGTTGGTCCAAATGGTACTGAAAGAGAAATACCGTTTAATAAAGTTAAATACTGGGAAAGCAAAGGAGCAAAAATAGTAGAATGAGTCAAGATAATTTTTGGGCTGAATTTGATCAACAACAAACTAATCCATCATATGTGAGTGATAATTTTTGGGCTGAATTTGACGATAGCCCTATAACTCAACCAAAACAAACCACTCAAGAGCCAGAGGGCGATTCTTGGGCTAGTTTTTTACCTAAAGCAGGATTAAAAGCAGCTACAAATATTGCAGATTTGCCTAGTGGAATAGAAAATTTAGTTGCTTTAAGTACAGAATACAGCCCTGTAAATTTATTTTCTAAATATTTTGGTGGTCCTTCATTGGCATATAAACCTATGTTACCAACAACTTCTGACGCTAGAGCTAAAATAAAAGAATATACTGGCGTTGATTTAGAACCAAAGCCTTCTAGTGCTGCTCAAAGAATAACTGGCAATATATTAGATTTTGCTGTTCCAGGCGGTATGTTTGCAAAAGCTGCTACAGCCCCGACTACTTTAGGCAAGGTTTTGAATACTGCAAAACCTATAGCTGGAGCAGGGGCACTAGGCGCAGGAAGTGGCGCACTGCAAGAAATGGGGGTAAATCCTTTAGTTGCTGATATTGGAGCTTCGCTTACACCTTATGGAGCAAAAAAGGCAATGCAAGGTATTAGCAAACCTATCAAATACCTACTACCAACAGCAGAAGAAACAGCTAGAAAATCGTTTCAAAGACAAGTAGGCCAAGAGAATATCCCTCAAGTTTTAGAGAATTTAGACAAAAAATTCCCATTTGATGCTCCAGCTACTACAGCTGAATTAGCAGATAATGTTGGTATTGCTAAGATGCACCAAGCAATGAGTCCTAATATTGGTGCTATTTCTGACAAACAAAAAGAAGTAAACGCAATTTTAAAAGGTAAAATTGATAATTTATCTACAATGAGAAACCATGACCCTTATAATTTAGGCGAAATAATTAGGGATGGGATAGAGAATAAATATCAAAATGCATTAAAAGAAAGAGCTTTCAATGCTAATCCGCTATATGAAAAACTTACAAGTGATACAGATAGATTCCTCAGTTTACCTCATTTAAAAAATTACTTATCAGAAGAAAAAACAAGGCATTTAGGGCCATTAAAAAAAGAACTAGACGTTATTTCAAGTTGGACTAAGCCACCTAAACAAAGCCGTACGAGTATAGCAAAAGATCAACAAAATATAGTTGATGAAATTACAAACATTGACAAAAAAATAAAAGAGTTTAACAAATCACCGGCTGTTACTTCTGTTTTAAGGGGAGAAAGAGATGCGTTGCAACAAAAATTACTGTCTAGTGAGGCTCAAAAAATAAGAAAAAATGATTTAAATTATCCTCAAGTGGATAGTCTTTTGCAAAATTTAGAAAATGCGAAGAGTCAAAGAAGAACAAAAGGCGCAGGTGCTTCGGCCAAGCTATACGAACTAGCAAAAAAGAATGTATACAAAGATATACTTAAAGAGAAAGCTCCAGATATTACAGAAGCCAGAAACGTTTATAGAGAATATTCGAAACCTGTTTCTGCTATTGATACTAATTCATTATTGAAAAAATTCGTTGAGAAAAAAACTTCAAAAAATCCATACAACGAACAAGAAATTACTAATTTTGTTTTATCTCCTGAAAGAGTGCCTAAAAAAATATTAGATAGTAGCATTGACGAAACAAAGGCTTTAATGAAGCAAATAGATAAAAACCCTGAAATGCTAAATGCGGTAAGAAGTAGTTTTATTCAAGACCTTGTTCCAAAGTCAGATTCAAAATTGTCTTACGATAAAATTGACAAATTTTTAACACGTCACAAAGGCAAACTACCGGAAGTATTTGATAACAATCAAATACAAGTGTTAAACGATGCAAAAGATATACTAAAAGCTCGCAACAACGCTGAAAACATGGGAAGAGCAATTGGTTCTAACACTCAATCAGAAACAACATTACTTGCTGAATTAGCCACTACTCCTATATCAGCATTTGGCAAACAAGCTGCAAAAATATTGCCATTTGGAACACGCATAAGTCCAATGTTATCTGGTGGTTATAATGCCGTGATGAAAGCTCAAAAACAAAATGTTCATGAAATACTAAAAGAGGCTTTGGTAGACCCAGAAAAAGCTAAATTATTGCTAATGCCTACTAAGGACATAAAATCGGCAGATCAATTAAACTCAATATTAGCAAGACTTGCTCCTATCTCAAAAGACCTAACAGAAATCGATAGCATGGGAGGCCAGTAATGGATTACAACACACTAAAAAACCAGATACAAAGTTATGCTAATCGTGATGATGCAGCTTTTATTGAGCAAATTCCTAACTTTATTGAGCAAGGAATTAATCGTTTATACAGTGAAGCTAAAAATATTGGCTGGGAAGTTGTAATTACTGGAGATGTTGCGCTGAATGCAACGACTGTACCTAAGCCAGCAGGTTGGCTTGAAACTATTAGCCTTGAGCTGTATAGCGCAGATCAAACATTTTCTAAGTTTTTATTTCCTAGAAGTTACGAGTTTTGTAAGTCATACTGGCCTAATCAAACTTTAACAAGTGAACCCCAGTTTTATTCATATTTAGATGCTTATAACGATTTTTTTATTAGTCCAACTGCTGATAAAGCGTACAAGTATAGGTTGATATATTTAGGAATCCCTATATTTAACGAATACAACACTACAAACTTTTTAACTCTGAGATATCCAAGACTGTTATTTTATGCTTGCATGTTAGAAGCAATGCCATTTTTAAAAGATGACGAAAGGCTTGGCTCATTCGAACAATTATACGCTAGCAGCTTGTCAGATATTAACAAAGACAGCGCAAATCGTTACGTTGATAGAACTTCAGAGAGGGATAAGGATTGATGGCAGATTATATATTCCCTCTGACTTACAAGGCTGGCTTTAATAGAGATGGTACAGACTATCAACCTGAGTTTTGTACGGAGGGTCAATGGATAAGATTTAATGAAGGCAAGGTACAGAAAATAGGCGGAGTTGTTAGCCCTGGTGCATTACCTGATTATAACTTTGAAAAAGTACAAACAATTAATCTATTTCCTGACCATGATCCAAATAAAATAAAGGTTTATTTAGCGAGTCAGAGCAAAATATTTACATTTACAGTAACCCAAGATTTTGCTAACAAATCAGCAATTACAAATCTTGGAAATGAAGAGTTTAACAATCAAGCTTTTAACTCTGACACTTTGTTTCAATCAAGTGTTGTTATAGACAATAAGGTAAAAAAGTTGTTGTTTTTAAAAACGTATAACGCTCAAAACATAGCAAGTAATACTAAGTGCAAGCTGTATCAGTTAAATATTGCTAATAATCAGTTTTCAGAAGTGCCTCAAGGACAAGGATTTTTAACAAATTTCAACAATCAAGTGAGTGGTGGTATGTGCTACGCTGCTCCTCATTTATTTTTATATGGTGAAAATGGCTTTGTGCAATATAGTAGAGCAAATAATCCTTTAGACTTTAGAGAAAATAATACAAGTGGTATTTTGTATATTTCTAATGATAAAGTAATATACGCAGCATCTGTCCGAGGTGGTTCTAATAGTCCATCATTGCTCTTTTGGACTTTATCTAAAGTGGTAAGAATTACTAACACCTCCGAAGACAGCGATAGAGTAAGTTTTCAAATAGACGTTGTATCCAATGCGTCTTCTATTTTATCTTCAAGAGCAGTCGCCGAATATGATGGCTTATTTTTCTGGATAGGAACTGATAGATTTTTTGTTTATAACGGCGTTGTCCAAGAAATGGTCAATAATAGCTCTATTAATTATTTCTTTGATAATCTTGACATTAATCATAGGCAATTAGTTTTTAGCGTCATAAATCCACGCTTTGGCGAAATATGGTGGTATTACCCAGAAAAAGGTCAAGATCAAGCGAATGTCAAAAATACCAGAGCATTGATCTACAACAAGCGTGAGAACTCTTGGTACGACACTGCTATAAGTCGTGATTGTGGCATATTTTCAAGCGATTTCGGTTTCATGGCAACTTATGGATTTAGTTTTCAAAATGGCAATCTAAATAAGTTTTTGTGGAAGCATGAGGTTGGCGATAAAGAAATAGCTGTTGGTACTATAAACTCATCAATTATATCTTCAGTAACCACGCCATTTATTTCGCAAGCTGCATTTAACACACAAAATCCAATGAGTGGAGTCGATAGATTCTTGCAATTAAAACGCATTGAACCTGATTTTGTAATGAACGATAGAAGCAAAGAAATTAAGGTTAGCATTAACACAAAAAGATACGGACAAAGCGCATTAACTACTTCTGTACCATTTACTTTCACAGGTGAAACAAAAAAAATAGATACCAGAGAGCAAGGTAGATCAATATCTTTAACTTTTGAATCCGAACACTTTTTTAGGATGGGTAATATTATGCTACTTATGGCGAGTGGGGATGGTAACTGATGATAGTGTGGCCTGAATATATTGATATTAAAGATTGGGCAGCAAATTTAATTGTTGATTATCCTGATGAATACTTGCCTATACTTGAAGATGCAGACAAATGGGAAGACTGGGCATCTATAGTTGCGGGTACTGGAGTTTTTGCAAGAAATGATATCCCAGCACCTTTTTCTGTAACAGAAGGAGAAAAAAAGCAAGAGTTCAAAGATTGGCAAGAATGGGCAAAGACAGTTTATAATTTAATGATAAATAGCGGAGATAAAAATGTTTAATCCAATGGTAAACATGACAAATGATGAAGATATGGAAGAAAACAATCCATACATGACAAATAACGCTCCTATGATGCCGAATTATTATGCCGAAGGGGGTATGGTCGAAAATGAAGAAATGTCGCCTCTAATCGCACTTATGGGGCAAAATGAAGGCAATCAAAACGAAAGCAAACCTAAAGCTGATAATAATCCATATCCATCGCTTGCAGAAATGATTCGCCAGCAAGGTGAAGGTGAGGATACAGTGCTAGCTCATATTAATCCTGTTGAAGCTGAAATGCTAGATGTAATGAATGGTAGCACTGTAAATCCAGTTACTGGATTGCCTCAGTTTGGTAGATGGAATTTTTGGAAAAACCCTATCAAAGCTACAAAAAAATGGGCAAAAAAGGGGGGAGTTGGTAATTTATTAACCTATGGACCGTTTGGAGCTTTAGGTATAGAAATGCTGCCTAAAAAAGCTAACAAATGGGTCACTTCTGGTACAAATAAATATGTCTTACCTGCTGCTGCTTCTATGCTTGGGAATACAATATTACCAGGTATTGGTGGAGTGATTGGTGGTAGTTTAGGTGGTGCTGCTGGTGGCGCTCATAAAGGCAGGGCGGGCGAAGGTGCAATGAGAGGTGCTATGATAGGAGCTACTTTGCCTAGTGCTGCGAGTTTAGCTGGAAGTGGTGCAAATGCTTTAGGTATGGAAGGCTTAGGACAAACTCTAACCAATTACGGCGAACAAAATTCAATCATGAAGGCTTTAGGTTTAAGCGATATGTTTGGAGGTAGCGGTGGTATAAGCGGTGTTTCTGCTGGTGATGGAGGTAGTTATATTGCTAACGAAGTGCCAGTATCAGAAATAGTAAAGCAGGAAGCAGCCAAGACGGCGGCAACTGAATCTGCAAAACAAGCAGCAAAGAAATCATTTACCGATATGCTCATGGATAATAGTAAGAACTTCTTCAGCCAGCCTTCTAATTTACTTACTGCTGCAGTGCTTGGTGGTTCTTTAATGAATAGGCCAAAACCTCCAAAAGACAAATCACCAGAAGAATTAGCAGCAGAAATAAAACGTTTGCAAATGGGTTTATTGCTTACCCCTCAAGAACAAGCAGCAAAAGAAGCAGCAGACTTGGCTGCTGAACAATCAAAAAGACGTGTTGCTAGAAATAAGTTCTTACCAGAAGAGCGGTTTAATATAGAGCCTTTATATGTAAAGACCAATAGTCCTGAAGAATACAGGCAAAGAGGTAGGTGGCTTGAGTATTATAATAATCCACAGTTTAGCGGTAGCCCAGTAATGATGAAAGAAGGCGGAGAAGTTAAGCCAAAAATTTCTTATGAAATAGAGCAATTTAGTTATCCTTCTGGCTTAGGCTTTTATGTAAGCGGTGAAACTAAAGGTCAGGATGATAAAATACCAGCTATGCTATCTGACGGGGAGTATGTAATTCCTGCTGATACAGTTGCGCATTTAGGCGATGGCAATAATAACGCTGGAGCTAAAAAACTTGACGAAATGATAAAAAAAATAAGAGGTAGTAAAGGCATGAAAAACGCCCTACCGCCTAAAGCAAAATCATTAACAGCTTATTTGGGGATGTAGATTATGGCAGAAACTTTTTACCCTGGTTTATCGAATCAACTTGATCCGAGAGCAGAGGAAATATACGTACTGAATCACCCCGATATACAGACACGGCGTTGGCTTAATCCTGATCGCTTTAATGATGTTAATTACGCTAGAGACTGGCTACAAAGAGGCGGTATATACGACTTTAATCCACGCCAGCACGATAGGAAAGGTTTTGAAAAGACGCTAGAAGGACGGCTTGAAAAAGGCTATAGTAGGCTAGCTCAAGATAGAGCAAGACTTGGCGGTTTAAATTATCCAGCATATCAAGGTAAAACACTTGCTCCAATGTCGGATTTGACGCAAAGAGCAAGAGGTCTGCAAGAATACTACGCAGGAAAACCAACGCCATATTCAAATAAAATATCTTCTGTATTATCTCGTCCTACTGGATTATCTGATAATTCTATTTCTGGATTGCTAGAAAATACAGGTAATCGCCAAAGAGATTATGGCAATTCTCTGTTAGGTAAACTAAAAAAAGAATTTCGCTCATCTTATAACGATAGAGTAGATCGTTTTCAAAGAAAAAGTGGTAGAGATATTGACAGAGGCGTTGGCGAATTTAGAGGCAAACTTGGTGATATAAAGACATTAAGCAGCAACCTTGATCAAAATGCTAACATTGCTACTGCTAAAGCTCTGCAAGGCTTATCTGGACAAAAGCAAGCAAGACGTAACTTGCTTATTGATAATTTGGAGCAGTTTGGCAAGCAAAAACAAGGTCTTACTAATCTACAATTAAAAGCAGATAAAGCAGCTTTTGACGCAGAAGCGCAAGCTCCGTTTGAAAAAGCAAATAGATTAGAGGAAGTTTTAAATAGGGGTAATAACGCAATTAGAGGCGAACTTCACCCAGATTTAGAAAAGCCTATGGTTGATCAAATCAATCAGGCTATGACTGCATATAATACTCCCAATCAAAGATACCAAGGCGAAATGATAGCTGGCAGTAATCCAGAGCTAGACACTTCACAGGAGCTTATGGGGCGTTTAAGTTCTAAATTTAGAGATAGTTTTTATCCTGAAAGAAAAGAGCTTACAGGTAGATTAAGCAATGCGGAGAGAAGTGTTAGCGAATCTGCTTTAGACAATGTTCCAGAAGCTATTAGAGGTCAAATAGATCAGCTAGAATACGCAGGAAAAAAACGCCTTAAATCTGATCTTGGAAGACTTTCTAATAAATACACAAGACTAGGTCAATATGGCTCGACTCAACATATGAGAGAAGCAGAGGAAAGGGCAAGAGAATTAAACGAATCTATATTAGAACAACGTAATAAACTTATTGAAGGTAATTTAAAAAACCAACTGCAAATGCAGCATCAGTCTAATATTGGTGATATAAAAAAGCTACGTATGCTTGGTGATCAAGGTCAGCAAGAGTTTGGTGATAGTATTAAAAATATTAGAGACCTGAATAGACTTGGCTCAACTAAATGGAAAAATCAACAAGCTGAGAATGAAGAGCTTTATAAAAACTACATGAACGAAGCTATGTGGATGTGGCCACACATGCGAGGTCAGGCTATGCGCAGTGGCAGAAGCGGGGCATTCTCTGATGTATTTAACACTATGAGGAATAATAATATCAGCTTGGAGAATTTAGCTAATCTCAATACTAATTACCAAGAAATGGAAAGAGAAATAGATAATTACAGAACTCAAGTAGATAATCAAGCTAATCAATATCAAGGTCAGATCAGCAGCTTACAATCTCAGCTTGATGAGCAAAGAAGATTATTAGCAGATCGTCAAAGACAGGCAGAGCAGGAAAGGCTTGCTGCGCAAAGAAGACTGCAAGAATCACAGCAAGAACAGCAAAGATTATCCAGTATTGTACCAAATTGGAGTGCTTTTAATCCGCGTAATTACGATAATGTAACGATATCTGCCCATGATCTAGCAAGAGAGTTTTATCGCTCGCAAGACCCAGCTATTGCAGAAAGAGCAAGAAATGATTCAGCTTTTCGTAATAGTATCGATAGTTTCCTTGGATATCCAAATCTAAACTTAGTCGTTAGAAGGTAAATTCAATCCTGATGATCAATTATTGAAAAATCTTGAGACGAGTCTCCCATTAATTGCGGTTGCGCTCCTCCTAATATTGGCTGTCCATGCTGATTTAATATAGGTTCGCCATACGAAACATCTATTTGCTGCTGACTAATATTTGGGTTAGAACTTTCAATTAAAAACGATTCACCAGGTTGAATAATTTGCGAATTATTTTGTTGAACTTCTGTAAAACTTTGAAAATCATCTTGCCCTGATTCTGTGTTCACCGAGTGCAAGTTATGTAAATTATTTTGTTGAACTTCCGAAGCGTGCTTTAAGCTATCTTGTTCTACAGCGTCAATAGATGAAATTTCAGAATTTATAAACTTATCAATAGGCGCTTCGTTTTTTAGAGACTCTATTTCCTTGTCTTTGTATTGTATGATTTGCATTAAACGAGAATTTATTTCAAGTACCTTTTTTAAATTCCGCTCATTCTGTTCCTGTGATTTTTCTAATTTATCCTTTTGTTGACTTAAAACCTTAATTGAAAAACGCAACGAATTAACTGTTCTATTTAGTGTAATAACTTCTTCGTTTATCTGATTTGAGCGCTTTAACACTGATTCTTTTTCTTGATGTATAGTTTGAATCTCAGACTTGAGCTTTTGAGAATCGTGTTGAGTTAATGTTAGAAGAGCAGCTTTTTCTTGTTTTAATTTATCAATTTCTGTCTGTTTTTTTTGCAACTCTACTGCATAAATAGGTATAAGATTGGTGTGCAAGTTAGCGTCTGCATTTTGACAATTATCAATTGTTGGCTGTGCAGTAGTTTGCTGCAATTGTTGAACGCTTGATTGAGCAGCTACATTATTGACATGTGCTGCTTGTAAAGATTTAAATTGTGCTTTCATATTTAAACGCTCTTTCTAATACCAAGAATTACACCATGAATACCATAACGGCGATGCTGCACGTTGTCTATTTCGTTTATTTTTTGAGGTTTGTTATAACCAAGATTAAAGTAATTATAAGAAAGTTCGGCTGTATAATTATCTGACATTTTGTATTCTGTACCTAGAGTGATCTTATAGGCAATACGATTCACTCTTTTGCTTTTTACAGTCTCGAGAGGATAATGCTCTTCATTTGATACAGCATAACCAGTAGCTTTTTCTTGTAACGTAGAAATACCAATACCACCTCCTACAAAAGGTGTAAAGTTTTTCCAGTGGCAAATATCTTTATATCCATTTAAGAAGAACGCATGAGCCTTTGTTTTGCTTTCTATATTGAATTTATTATCAAATTTGTCGGTTGTTTTTTCTTTAGAATGAAACAAGAAGTAGTAATCAAACGCTCCTTCAACTTTTATTCCGTTAGAAAATTTATAACCACCACCTATTTCTACTAAAGGAAAAGCATGAGATACTTTTATTTTACCTTTGTATTCATCATCTCTTATATGAAAAGGATTTATAGTGTTTAAACCAGTTCCACCTTTTATATAAAATTGGTTTTCTGAAGCATGAGCCGCTTTGCTTGTTGTTATTATGTATGTTGTAGCTAAAAATGGTGTTAAACCTAGTGCTATTAGAATGTATTTTAAATAGTTCATAATCTGTTTTATCCTTAATTGTTATTTAATGTTTTGATTGAATAGACAAGTACAAAAGAGCCAGAGCATCAGCCTCATTGTCATCTTTAGGATTATGCCCCTGCTCTACAACTGCTGTTATAACTTCTTCTTTACTTGCATTACCTTTTCCTGCTATGAATTTTTTAATAGTGCCGACTGGTACGCCTTCATAGGGAATTGTATTTTTTTCACACCATGAAGTGAGTGAAGCTAAAAAACCACCATATGCATGAGCAGCATCAACTCCTAAATGTCTACGTACTGCTTCAAAATACACTATGTCAATTTTATCAAATGTTTGTTGCGTCTCTTCTAGCCATTTTGCAAATCTCAAATATCTCATACCACCACCTTCAAAACGACTTGGTTTAAAACTTATCGTTCCACTAGTGATGACTTTATTCTTATCGCAAATAGCCCAGCCTGTAGTTGTACCTAGATCAAGACTGAGAACTGTGAGATTAGTCTTTGTAGTTGATTTCATATAATTAGCGTTTACTTAACTACTAATTATACCACATCTAGCCGCTTTGAGTTCTACAGCCTACTAAAATGGAACCAAGAAAGCTGTAGAACTCAAATAACCAATTAAAATATTGAAGTAGCCTATACTTATGGGAAAGGTAATGATTAAGTAATTAATTAATCTGGCTACTTCATCTATCAATCTATCAGATGCATAATATTTTTGCAATCTAACTCACTATATTGACCGAATTATCTTTAAAATAAATAGTCCACAGACTTATTGACAATTTTGTGGATTATTTTCTTTGTAATTTATTGTAGTGTCTGTATATCTAGCAAGCCAATCAAGAATGTCATGTAATTCCAATTCAGGCTCACTATTTGTTAAACAAAAAATTAATGAGTCTTTATGAACTTTTGGCATCTCTTTACTTATTAACAGCATCTTTCAATTTCTGTCCAACCTTAAATCTAGGTTGTTTATATGCTGCAATCTGCAAAACCTCACCAGTTCTAGGATTACGCCCCGGTCTTGCTGCCACATCCGCAACCGAGAAATTACCAAAGCCAACTAGCTGTATTTCGTTACCTTCAGCTAGTGCTGACATAATACTACTAGTAAAAATATCAATTACTTTATTAGCTTCGTCTTGAGTAATATTTTGTTGATTGGCAATATGCTTTACAAATTCAGCCTTGTTCATATGATAATTTCCTTATTTAGTTAATTGGTAGACTTATTCAAAATAAGTTTTTTGTTTATATAGTCAATACAAGCATCTATTATTTTTTCTGGTAACTCATCTATGCTTTCAACTTGTGCTTTTTGTAACCACAAATCCACAGTTTCTTGAGGAACATTATGTAATTCTATAAGCTCCTGTAAAGCAAAATATTTTTTTAACTTTGCCTCGTTTTGAGTAACATGACTCTCGTTTTCTTCGTCTTCAATATAACGCTCTAAAGCGTTTTGATTAGTGTTGTTTTCGAGTACAGTTTTTGTGTTTTCTGCAAAAGACTTGCCTTCCATTTCTTCGGCAGTTGGTTGCTGAGTAATAATTTCAGGAAAAGCCTTACGCAGTGCTTGAGCTTCTGCACATTTTGCTAATTGACCAAATGGTCTTTTTAGCCACATCGCATTAGGAGCAGTAGAATCTTTTCTTGCGGTAGCGTAATTCTCTAACCAATATTCTTTTGCGGTAAATTCAACTATATTAGTCCCAACCAGTTTTTTAACTGTAACCTTACACCATTCAGGATATGAAATACTTACTCCACCTAGTTTAGTATTAACTGTATCACCATATTCTGGCTCGCTAACTCCTGCATATTTATTACTACGAGCAGCTTGAATACGATATAGACCAATACCTGGCATAATTGTATCTTTCATAGATTTAGTATTTTTGTCCCACATTGGCACTATATGTACTGGTTTTTGCATTGGGTCAAGCTTACATGCTTTGCAGTATTCAATTACCATCTGTATACTGTCGTCTTTAGCTCCGGTATATAGACTGCTTTTTAAAGCAGATAATACTGCGCTGTCTATTTCATTATTTGTTTGTTGTACCAATTGGCTCATAATCACCTCAATTATTTTATTAAATGTACTCTTGTTGCTATATCTTCAGTAGCTGACTGCTCGAGTATGAATTTCACTTTTTTATTTTTTATAAATTCGTCTAAGTTAGAAAGTTTTTCGACATTTTGAGCACGAAAAATACAATATTTTCCGTTACCGTACTTTATCAATCCCAAGCGTTGCTTTTTTTTAAACGTTAAAATTTTTCCTTCTAGCCACTCTTCTTTAGACATATTTTTATTTTATAATTTCTATTCTTGTTGCATTCTGTACACCATGTGCAATTTCAATGCTTAATATTACTGACATGCATTTTGTTAATTTTTCTATAGCATTATTTCTAAAATGAAACGGCCATATTGATATATTTCCGCTGCCGTCATCAAGTTTAACTAAAGCTGTCTTTAGCTTTGGATTTACTTCTTGTACTACTCCTGTTTTAATTTCGCTCATAATTATCCTTTTAATGAAAAAACTCTATAGCTACCGCTTTCCTTCAAGCATTCCTGATAAATATCAGAATATTCAGATTTTAGCTTATTTGTATCTAAGCTTGCTCTACCTTTGCTGTTTTTCCATGTAGCATAACAGTGTCCTTCTTCTCCTACTAAAACCTCATTTTCTTGCATATAATCCTTAATACATAACTGTAGGCCTTTTATCTCTTCAGATATTGTTTTCTCACGAGCTTTTAGGTCTTGAAGAACGCATACTTTTTCTAAAATCGTATCGTTAGCTCTAACCTCAAGACCATTGGCCTTTGGGTAGAGTTTTGCTGCATCTTCTTGAGTTCTAGGTTTTGGTGGAACTCCTGCTAATACATGATTATTCCAGAATTTTTTAGCTGCTCTTATAAGCTGGCTTTCTTTGACTTCGTCTTTATCATAGCGATATATACGAAAATCTTGACCACCGATTAGAACTGCTATATCTACTCTTTGTGCGCCTGTTATTGCTGCATAATAGCCAACTTGATACAAATAGCTTTCTGGTATCTGATCTGTACCTTCCTCGCCCCAGCAAGTAACTTTCATTTGATTAGCAGTCTTACATTCTAGAATATGGCGATTGCCTTCATCGTCAATTACCCAGTAATCCAAGTTACATGCTATGAATGGATATTCACTATGGCGGATAAGGCCTGCTGGCTTTTCTATCTTGAAGCCTGTGCGTTTTGCGTATTCTTGAGCAACAACGTCCTCTAAGACATTCCCCCAGTAAGCAGCTTCACCTGCTGTATCTTCTGCTATACCTTCAGCAGTTTTTTCAAAATATACGTCAAGTTCTGTACGAAAGTTATTAATTCCGAGGATAGCTCCCAAATCAGAGCCTCCTATGTATGTTTTTCGCTCTTCGAGCCACGCTTGTTTATTAGTCATTTTTCCAACCTTTTTTCAATTCACGCCATTGTAATTTTTCTTTTTTACGAGTAACTAAATTAAATTCATTATCTCTTTCAACATAATCACCAAAAGTTATAAACATCTCTAATGTTGAGATATCCGAAAAGCCTGAAATTTCAAACAAGCTTTCTCCATTCTGCACTATAATTAATAGCTTTTCTCTATCTATATGAGAGACCTCGCTGTTAGATTTGTGAATGTAGTTATCCATAAAATAATCAGAAAAACCGAGTGGTAAATCGTCGCTGTAACAATTTACTGGGAACTCAAATTTAAACTTTTTTTCTATTTTATTTTTACACTTAGTAAATTTTTCAAAAGCTATTCGGCAATCTTCAGTCAGCTTATAATTCAGTTCCCACAGATGCTTTATATTGTGTTTCAGACACTCGTCGCCATAAGCTTGTCTAAGACTTATTGCAGCTTTCTTGAATTTCTTTTGTTCCTGTTCTGAATCAAGTAATTCTTCGTAATATTGATATTCATCTTTTTTCGCCATAACTCCTCACGCATTCATTCAATTGCTCTCTTAGCTGATAAATCTCACTTGACTCGTTAAACTTACCATTAGCTGCTATCAACTGCTTCAAGGTCTTTAAGGTCTTTACATCTCGTGCTTGTTTTTCACTCATAACGTTTTTACCCATTCATCTAATTCTTTTGCAGTTTCGTGATCAAAATCTTTTATAATTCCTTTTTTTTCTAATGCTTTGGTCATTTCTAAGCATATTTTAAACAGTTCTATAGACTTTTTATCTAACTTTTTACTCATGCCACACCTCCTAAAATCAACTGACCTTTTCTATATGGCATTACTTCGTTATAAGTTATAAAAATCTTATCGCTGATTTCTAGGTTTTTATCTATTTTAAACATGTAATAAGGTTCTGACTTGTCTTGTTTTTTAAAAATATGAACTGGTCTTTCGTGTTTGCGCAAACCTTCATAATAACCTTTGTAGATAAATTCTTCTGTGTTATTCATCAACAACCTCCCAATCATTAGCTAGTACATCTTGCGGTGAAAAATTAGCAATTCTTCTTCCTTCGTTATTTTTAAAATTAGTTCCAAAAACCTCTTCTAAATTTTCATTTGATATTGATCCATCATGTGAGATGTTAGTCATATGAACACAATTATCTTTATCTCCAAAACCCCACCATTCCCTGCGAATTTTCTTGCCTTCAAAGGCTAATTTAACAGCTTCTATAATATTCATTTTATCACATCCATTGGTTTAATTCTTCAGCACTGGCTATTAAAACACCTGTTTCGGCAGTCAATCTACCTATAGCCAGATTATTAACAGTAATATATTCTTTTGGAACTACTACAAAAGTATCGTTTGTAGCAACTTTTAACCATTGTCCTATACTATGCACTGACAAGCTGCTTATACAACTTTCATATAATTTCATAACTTCGCAGCGATCTATTTTTAAATTATTTTCCATATTAAGCCTCCATTCTTCTTGTAAATGCAAATTGAGTTTTTGCGTAATTTAAATAATTATTCTCAGCTTGATCTATATTAGACATTTCCTGCTCTATAGCAAGAATATCATAACCAAAGCTTTTCCAGTTTATGCCGTATTCATTAGCTCTTTGTATAACTTCTTCAAATTCTTCTACTTTATCTCTAAGTGTTAGGATATCTATGTTTGCCATATCGTAAGGTATTTCATATTCGTGAGCTTTTAGTAACAATTGCTTACCTTCTTCTGATACTAAATAACGCTCATATACGCTTTTTGCTTTTCTCGCTAAAGTAGCAACAACATAAGCTATTGGCATTCCAAAATCTTTATCGTCTCTAATATTTGGAGTATGAAAACTAGGCTTGTCGCTTAATCTAGGATTCAAACTATAGTCGTCAGAAACTGTTGCATTATTGCTATTCTTACAATTTCTATTGCCTGATAATTTTTTTTGTGCTAATAATGTGCTTACAAAGCCTTGTGGTAAATGTTTCATAATATACTCCATTTTATAATTAAACGTACAAGGTTAAACGCTTGAAGTGTCAGCTTCAGGCGTTTTTTTATGCCTTGCTTATAAGGTAGTATATTATGGGAAAACCAACAAGTCAAGTCTTTTATGCAAAAAAATAAAGTCTTTTTTATGTTCCTTTGTATCTCTTTATAAGCTCTTCTATTCTCCTGTAATTAGGTCTGTATACGTAAGAGCCATCTTTCTCTTTTACAATAAAATTTCTTTTCTCTAATGCTTTGAGACTATAAGCCATTCTCTGTTTTGTAGTTTTAGCTTCCTCTTCAATCATCTTGCTAGATAGAGGGTATTCTGAACTACAAATAATTTCTAATGCTTGTCTTTGTTTTTCAGGTAATAATTTACTATTATGTATTGCTTCAATCATCATTTTTTTACTCGTCATCATTTTGCACTTGACTATTTTCTATAATTGTCTTTATTTTAAATATAGGTAAAAAAATGATATTCTTCAAGTTTTTACTTTTTTTACAAAGCATATTGATAAACAGGAGGGGTATATAGTGATTTAGTATCAAAAAAACAAATGAAGGGAGTGTGAACTTTTTTGATAGAAAAGAACATAAAAACTAAATAGGATTTAACAGCCCTATTAACTGCACTTTAACAACTGTAGAATAGTATTTTTTGTCTAAAAAGTCAACACATCTCTTAAATAATTTTAATAAAAAATAGAAAATCAAGAGATTGTGACAAAATTAAAAACAAACCAAGACTACCAAGTAGCACCAAAACAAGTAAACTTAACAACTTTAAAAACCAAGGCTCAACTAAATAGCATTATTGTTGATAGATACGGCAGACCCGACTATTTAGCAATAAATCTATACTGGGATAGCTTCCGATCTTGGTATAATCCTAAAATCCCCTACAAAAAAGGCGATAATATTTACTATTTATCTAAACTAAAAACCAAAGGAATATTCCTTAATTATAAAAAATTAGCCGAAGCTCATGGATGTAGTAGAGAGGCTATCAGGCAAAAGGTGGTAAAATTAGAACAGTTAGGATTAATTCATAGAAGTTTCCAGCATAAAGAGACTGTTACTACTAAATCTTATAACAAGCTAATTGTATATGTATGGAAAGATACTCCATATTTTTATAACAATTTTGGAACAGACTACGAGAAAGTTGAACTAAATCCTCATACTAATCACGAATATATTGCTGAAAAGTACAAAAAGCAATTTTTAAAAATTTTACCGCAGGAACATGCGGGTTTGACAGGGGGGGGTATCCAAGCACAGTTGGATACTAAAGAACTAAATAACTATTCTAATAAATTAGAATATAGATCTAATGCGCAAGCGCAAAAATCTAAATTTTTCAATAATTCTAATTCTAGTAATAGCTTATCAGAGTCTGTTGAAACTATAGACGCTAATACCGCAACTTGCGAATATGTGGACAAGGTTGTAAAAGCGGTTAGCAAAAAGAAGTTTAATTTAAATGCTAGAAAGAAACCTACAGCAGCGGAGCGCAAGGCTAGTAAAGCTAAGGTTTACAAGTTCAACCAATACGATGAGCCAAAAACACTAGCCGATCATTATCCACTAAGCTCAGAAGACGCATACGAGCTACAAAAGCGCAGCGGTAAGCAATATAACCTAAACGCTATGAATGAAATTTTATTGGATATGTCTCGGAAACCCAAGGAGAGCAAGCATATGTTTGAATCAAAGGCTAGGTTTATGTCCTATATGACTAAGGTTTACCAAAATGAAGACAGAGACGAGAACAAAACGAATTTACCGGGCTTTAAAATTATGAAAAGGCGACCACAAGCTGAAGTCACGGACATAACTACACTAGCCCAGCGTGAGAAATATTTGAATGATGTTGAAAATGCTGGCATTCATACAAGGTCCGATTATACACAATTTAGGGCAAGAATAGCAGGGCAATTCCCTGTGAACTTAGGTTATGACTTGCTTACAAATACGATAAATGCTAAAAAAAGGAATAATGTATTGGAAATAACCATGTATAAACTAATTGATCTTACAGAGCATTATAAGCAATGTTTGATGGATTTAGCTAAAGGGATTGGTGGTTATGAAGGTGTTAATAAATTAGAATTATTAAAAAGGTCAGAATGAAAAATATTATTATTATAACTCTATGTGGTTGTATTCTAACAAGTTGTGCGTCAATTACCACTGGTAAGAACCAGTCTTTAAGCGTAGCAACCGCACCGGAATTACATGCTTCTTGTGAATTAACAAACGATAAAGGTGTATGGTATGTTAATGAAACTCCTGCATCAGTTACAGTAAGTCGTGCATATGGCGACCTCAATGTAATATGCAGGAAAGGAGAAAAATCAGGAAATACAAAAGTTAAATCCTCAACAAAAGGTATGGTATTTGGAAATATTTTGGCTGGAGGTATGATAGGAGCTGCTGTTGATGAGAGAACTGGTGCAGCCTATGATTATCCTAGTACTATAACTGTTCCTATGAAGTAGTTACGTCTAGTGTCGGATTAAAAATAATAGGTATTTAGACATCAATAAGCAAATACTCATATCAGTCAAGCAGTATATACGTATAACTGTATTTACGTAACACGAATTAGTTGCAAAAACTCCTTATATAAACTATATTGGTCGCTATTTTATTTTACGAAAAAAAGTATTACATGTCAGATAAATATACATTTAGCAAAACTGATTTAGAAAAAATTACCAAAATAGTTAGCATAAAAAACGTAGAAGCCGCTTCTAAAAAATTCTGTAATAGACCTTATGTATTTTTTGATTTGCGAAAAATCGACAAGGAGCTTAACAAAGCAATAGAAAAAGGCCAAGCTTTAAGAAAACAAAACACCGAAGTAAATAAAGCAATTAAATATTTTAGTGAATTCACTGGCAAAGAACTCGCTGAATTAAATGAGTTTGTCATAAAATATGGCATACAAAAAATGCCTGAGCAATATGGTTTTAAAGTGATCACAATTAATAATGCTAGAAAAGAGTTGCCTCAGTTGGATAAGGCAATTAAAGATGGAATAAAGGCAAAAAGATCAGTGGTAGCTACGCTTGGTTATAGAACAAGAAATAAAGAAAAGCCAAGCAAAGCAAAAAAAATACAAGTTATTGTAAACACAACTCTATCAGGAATATCAGATCAAACAGAAGTGAACTTAGCTAATTTCAAAAAGATGATAGAAAGAAATAAACAATTGGAGCATGTAAAAAGGTTCAAAAATGGTGATTTTGACAACATGATTTAATTTTTTTGTATTAGAAAAAAACACTTGTTTTGTTTTTCAAGTGTTTTTAGTATGGTTACTTAAGAGCTTATAAACTCTACCATAAGTGTACTAGTCTAAATTTTATGGCTAGGAGGGCTATTCTATAAGGAGTTAGTATCACCCTGACTCCGAAATGATAGCGGCTAACTTATGGTAGTTTTATAACCTCCTAGCTTCCAAACGAATAATTTTAAAAATGAAGACAATAAAAGTACAAGATATACATTCTCTAGCTGCTACTTCAATTAAAAGCGAAATTTCTCTAAATGACTTGAGTTTGTGGTTAAAATGTAAAACCGACCATCAATATATAATATTTGATAGAAATACGATTCTAAAGTTAATTAATTATGCGATACATCATAATACATGTTTTGAAAATGATTTTGTTGGCAAAGATTTAGACATCGATAAAGATGAATTACAATTTTTGAAAGATTATTTTTTGTAAAATTCATAATTAATGTTTTCTATAACTTCTTTTGATTTTAAGTTTTGTATAGATTCCTTAAATTCATCTTCGCTTATAGACAATTTATCTAAAATAGTATTAACTTTAGCTCTTAAGTGTTTTTCAGGCTTTCTTTTGTCTAAAAAACTAGCTTCAAACTCTAAATCTAACTCAGATGCTAATAAAAACAACGCAACGCATATATCGTTAGGTCGATATATGCCTTTTTCTAAGAGGCCAGATAAAAATATATAAAGATGACATTTTAATGGTAATATTGGGTCTTCATCCATAATTATTTCTTATCCTTCAACTGACTATTAATACCGATAGGTTTGAGCAATTCCCATTTGTCTAAAACGTGATGAAATATTATAAGGCATAATATATCCACACACAAGGCTATCGTATTAATATTTAATTCTGTCTTTATAACAAAATTGCAAAACAATATAAAAGATGCAGAAGAGATTGTTGATAATATAAAAGTCCTTGTTGATAGATTGTAGCCTAAAATTATGGCTATTAATGGAGCGGTAATAATAGGAGTGTAAAAATTATGAGCAAATAATATTAAATGCAATAACTCTCCTTGATATAAATAGAATCCTATAGAAAGCAATCCAATAAAAGCAGAGCTATACCTTGCAATCCTCAATTTCTCTCCAGATGAAAAGTTTTTGAAATACGGAAAATCGTGAGCAATTAAAACGGCTGCAATATTAATATTAGAATCTGCTGTAGACATACACATACATACTACAGCTATAATCAATAACGCCTTTGACCCAGGGATGTCAAAAACATCTAACAAGCTATGGAAAAGTTTCTCATTAGGAATGTTAGGGTCTAATTTATATAAATAATACGCAAAAATAGCACTAAAAAAAACAATTAATCCTAGACCTAAGCTAGCGAGAAAATAAGAGTTTTTAACTTGTTTTATAGATACTCCCATTGCAATTCGTTGTATAACATGAGGAGAAAAGGCTGGTATTAGAAAATAACAAAACAACAAGAAAGAATCAAACAAGGTGCTGTTATCTAGTGTAGCTATATAACCTAACTGAAAATGATCTGGCACAGGACTGTTTGGGCTAGAAGAACTTGTTTTTGTATACAAAATACCTATACCGATCAGCAGCGCTGCAAAAAAACAACAGGCTTGTATTTTGTCTGTTTGGACAACTGAATTTATTCCTCCAATTGACGAATATAAAATCACTATGGAAGAGCTTATTAAAATACAAGTTATCTCGTTTAAATCAGGGAATATATAATTAATTGCCAATCCCATAATTTTAAATTGAATATATATACCACTTGATACTAAAAATACTCCACAAAATGCAGTTAATGTTCTTGCGTGTTCTCCGTATTGCTCTCCCATGATTTGAGCAACAGAAACTTTGTGTAAAAATTTATGCATTTTTGGAACAAAGTACAAAGATACCAACATTAAAGTCCCGCATATTCCACATATAGAAAAAGCGTAAATAATTCCTTGGGAATAAAACTTAGATAAGTTGATATTAAAACCACTACCGCTGACCCAAGTTGCAGTTACAGTAGAGGCTAAAGCTAAAGTCGAGAAACTCTTGTTACCTAAAGAAAAGCTATTGATGTTACTGGGGTTATTAAAAGAGTATACAGAGTAGCCAATCAAATATAAGAAAAAAGTGCTTAATAAAATTTCGTTCATAAATCGTAAAATAGTTAACTTTTGTTAAAATCGGGAAATTCTTTTCCCTTTTTAGTTTTAACTATAGTTGCTACACTCATTTATTCAAAAAAAAAGTGCAACTATGGGTACAAAAATTTTTATAGATAGTGAATTGAGGATAATTTTGAAAAAGAAAAAATTACCCAATACCTATATTAATTATTTTCACCATCTTATAGAAGTATTAACTGGTAATAATAAAAATATATGCCTTGCAGGAAATGTTTCTATAAAGCTTATAAGCAAGAGCGGCAAGCGTAATACCAAGACATACCGTAATTTTTTTTATAAATGTTTTAATAAAAAATTTTTTACAAAATTAGAAAAAAGTAAATATCTAGATGATGTTTATTTCATCAGTATCGACCGCTCTTTTTGTAAATACATAATTATAAAAGAGGCAAAAGCATGATCCAAAAGCTCCAAACTCTTCTGACAAGAATTATCAATTATTTAGAAAGCAACGCTGATACACGTGTTTTTAAGGGTTACCTAGAAAAGTACGAAGACCCAGAATTAAAAACAATGTACCAACATTTAAATTACCTCAACGGCGTACTTAGAAAAAATTTAGATAAGCTGTGTGAGATTAACTTAAATTACGAGCAAGTGATTAACCAAGGTTATTCACACCTTAAAAGAAAAAAGAGAATTTTAGAGATACCTGATAGGCAATTAAAAGAAATTATAGGTGATGAGCTACGTACTCATTCTGCTCAGGACGCTATTAATGTTGCTAATCGGATTTTAAAAACAGTGCAGCAAATATCAGTTAATTCTCACAATCCTCAACACAATATAATTATAGAAGAAGCTAAAACGCTTGCGTCAATAGTGTTGGAGATTCATAGAGACGTACCAACTGTTGAAAGCTGTATAAGAGAAGTACAAGGAGAAAAATAATGTTTAGAAATATTTTTAAAATTATAAAAAATTACTTTTTTACACCAAAGGTTCAAACACCAGAGGAGTATTGGAATAACAAAAAAATATAAGAGGTAATCATGGAACTACATATAGATAAAGAGTTAGAGGAGTTTATCCCACCCTTAACAGAAAAGGAGTTTAGCAGTTTGTCGCTTTCTATTAAAGCTAATGGCTGTCATGATAATATAAAAGTTTGGCATCGTAGCGATGGTAGTCTTGATACTATTGTTGATGGGCATAATAGATATAAAATATGCCAGCAATTAAAAATTCCTTTTAAAATCACACGTATGAAATTTGCGGATAAGTCAGACGTTATGAGGTGGATGTACAGCGAGCAGGGTTCTAGGCGCAATTTAAATACAGCTCAATTATTAGAGTTGCACTCTAAGTTGCAAGTATATTTAGAGAAATTTGCAAGAGAACGTCAATTGGCTAACCTAAAACAAAATAAGACAATAACTGAAAAGGTAGGAGATAACACTAAAGCACCGAGTCTGCCATTTGGCAGACTCGGTGGTGAGACAGCAGAAGAAGTGGGTAAAAAAACAAACACTAGCACAAGAACAGTCTATCGTTTTAACGAGATAATGAAAAAAGGCACGGAGGAGCAAAAAGCCGATCTTCGTTCAGGTAAAAAAAAGATAGGTACTGTCTACAAAGAAATTAAAGCAAAAGAAAAACCAAAATCCCATTCCCTCAATTTGAGGGAGACCCTAGTGCCACGTGGCACTCCAACTAACGAGAATGACATCGAAAAGTTGCTAAAAGGCAAAGATATAAATACTCCGTATTTACTTCTTTATTCTAAAAAGGACAAAGAAACTGGTGAGGAAATGCGTGCTTGTTTATCTAACTGTGAACCAAAAGCAAATTTAATGACTTGCCGAGATTATATAATGGAAACATCTCATGGCAATTGTCCTGAAGATGACTTTGTCCAATTAAAAATAGCCTTAAGGCGTATGATTGATGGGGTTGTTTTTAAGGAGGTAGCCAATGCGCAAGACTAAGACAATGCCTGTAGAAGTTCTACAAAGCTATATTGATTGTATACAAAGTAAAGATGTTGATCTTTTGATACTGGCACGATACTTGGCGGCTAAAAGTAATGGTTTGTTTGAAGTGGTAGAGCCTAAAAAAGATAAAAGTAAATGGTTTTAAAGAGAATAAGACAATGACAAAAGAATTAACTCTAATAGCCAGCCAACTAGCTAAAAATATAAATGGTGTATGGGAAATAATAACAGACGAAGGTTTAAGCGAAGAAGGAGCTAAAAAACTAATTAAGGAAGTAATAGAACCTACTCAAATACTATTATTAATGTCAGAAAGTTACAGCGTGAACAATATTCGTTTTAAAGGCAACGTTCTAAAAATTGCTAAAGAAAAACTAGAGCAACAAAGAATACAAAGGCAAAATGAAGCAGCAATATAAAAAAATACCTAATAGTTGGAAGTCTATTAGAAGATATGACCAGCCAACCAAAACGCTTTCACCTAAGGCTATTGAGATATTGGCTGTGGCTATGTATCAGGTGAACAAATACAATCAAGCTATTTTGACACATAAAGTGTTGAAGGAAATTACTGATAGAAAAAAACGCCAGAATCGTAATTTAGTGAATGAGCTAGGCTTTATTTTTAATCTGGAATTTTCACGCTGTTTAGTTGAAGGTAAGAAAAAATATAACGACGCTTACAAACTAACATTCACAAAAAATGCAGCCGAAATCTTAGAAAATCCTGAAGACTATTTTGCTGAATTTGAGGATGATATTTTAACAAAACAAGGCAGCAAAATAGAGCAGCAAAACGACAAAAAAGATGGGGCAATAGATGGGGCAATGAATATTGAGACATCGGGCAATTTTACCTCATCAGAATCAAAAGATCGGGCAATAAATTGCGCTACATCGGGCAATAAATTACCTGACATGAGGCAAAAAATTACCCCATCTCAAGAATTGCTACATATATATATAAAAAAACTAATATATATAACAAATAAAAAAACTAATGTAGATGTGGACATTGATTTATACATGCTCATAAAGTCCATGAATTGGAGCAGTCTTTTTTCTCAAAATACTCCAGAACAAATTGAAGCATTTTCTCAATTCATAGCTAAGAAATCTCCTTTTGATTTTGATAACAAAGATGACTCACCAGCAGCTTATAGAGATTTGCATGAGATAGACACCATGGACAAACTAAGAACACGCTATCTGACAGAATTTCAAAAAATAGGAATGGCAGAAGCTAAGAGAGAATACGAAGAAAACATGAAGAGGTTTAAATGTTAGAAGCGTCTGATCTACAACGCAAATACGATGACATGTTGAAACATGATGTAGACCATGAACAATTAGCTATAGGTTGCATGGTAACATCAGAGTTTGGATTATCTCAATGTTGCAAACTTCTAAATGCAGAAGATTTTGCAGTCAAGCATAGTAGAAAGCTCTTTGATATAATCAGAAGTTCTTATGAACAAGGAGACGATTTTAACGACTGTTATGCAAAAATAACATGTATTAGCGAATCAGATTGGAAAGCTGTTGATTCACAAATGCCAATCAGCAGAGCAGAATATGTCAGGCAGTGCTTAATGAAAGCAATGAATATTTTGAAGGTCGAGAACCAGGTCAATAGCATAATCAAGCGAATAAAGGAACAATCGGCTAGACGCTATTTATGCATAAGAAATCAGCAGTTTGTAGAAGAGCTTCTTGATACAACAAACCCTAAACCATTTGCAAGTGTTGTTAATTCTATAATGGAAGATAGCAAACAAAAGCTGGAAGAAATAGCAGATTCCGAAGAGGAGGAAGATTTTAAAACCATGGCTTTAAGAGTCTTGAATACCAAGGAAGAAAAAGCAATCAGTACAGGTTTTAAAGGCTTAGACCATATAATCGATGGATTCAAAAAAGGTCAGTTAATTACTATTGGAGCAGGTACGGGAATGGGAAAGAGTGCCTTTGCTGTAAATCTTGCAATAAACATTATTAAACAGGGTCATGGCGTTGCACTTTGGTCGTTTGAAATGGACGAAAGAGAAGTATTGCAGCGTTTGTTTTCAGTGGTCACTAGGATATCACAAAAAAAAGCGTCAAGTGATCCAAGGTATGGTGAAGAAAGATACAATAGAATTATGAAATTTTTTGATGAGGTAAAACATGGTTTAACTCTACGTACTAAGCCGATCAAAGATTTAGGAGTTTTTTATCTTGATTGTCAAAAGGGAATAAAACAGAAAGACCTCAAAGTAGTAATTATTGATTACTTGCAGTTAATCCATTTATCACGAAGTGGAAAAACAAACAGAGTAGCTGAAATAGAATATATAACAAACAACTTTAAGAATATAGCAAATGAGCTTGGAATTGCGATTATCATACTTTCCCAGTTATCAAGAGAGCATACAAGAAGAGAAGATAAAACGCCTATTTTATCCGATCTTAGAGATTCTGGCTCAATCGAACAAGATTCAAACGTTGTTATGTTTTTAGGAAATCTCGATCTAAAAGACACCGGTAATGCTGTGCTAGGGCAATACGATAAACCTATGTGTTTATGGGTGGCTAAGAATAGATCAGGTAGCACTGGAGCAGTAAAGTTCAAATATATTGGATATATAACTGAGTTTACTGAGCTAGTAACAAATAATGACAATGCCATGGTGGCTTGTTGAATAACAATTAATAAAAGAAATTTATATGGACTTAAAAATAAATGAAGAATTTAAGTCCCTCATTCCAAGTTTGACCGCTGAAGAATACGAGGGACTAGAAGCAAGCATAATTCAAGAAGGATGCCGAGATAAAATAGTAACTTGGAAAGGTTACATTATCGACGGACACAACCGCTATGAAATATGCAATAAACATAGTATAGCATTTGAGGTTTTAGAAAAAGACAATTTTGAAACCGAAGCTGATGTTAAGCTGTGGATGATCAATAACCAGTTCAACCGCCGTAATTTACCTATAGCAACAAGAATGAAGCTGGCATATAGGTTTAAGGAGATAGAGGCTGAGAAGGCTAAACTTCGTCAATCAAATTTGTCTAATTTGAAGCAATTTCAAAACGATGTTACTGCAATACCGGTTAGTGCACCGGTGCACACACCGGACGAAAAAACAAATGGCCGCACTTTAGAAGTTATAGCAAAAATGGCCGGAGTAAGTGCTAGAACTGCTGATCAATACGACAAAATCCAACGCAAAGGCACAGAAGCACAAAAAGCTCAAGTGGATTCTGGCGATTCTAGTATTAAGAAAGTCTATACTCAAATACAAAGAGCCGAGCGTTTAGAAAAGAACCAAGCTACAGAATGGCCAAAAGGTAAATACAGAATAATATACGCTGACCCACCTTGGAAATACGACGATGAACGTTCTGGCATGGGCGGAGCAATTGATCAATACGATCTTATGGACTTAGAAGACATAAAAGCATTGCCAGTCAAAGATTTAGCTGAAACTGATGCTGTATTGTTTATGTGGGCTACCGCTCCATTGCTTAAGGAAGGCATAGAAGTAGTAGAATCGTGGGGATTCAAATACAAAACACATGTGATTTGGAATAAGACAAAAGGCCTTAACGGGCATTATGTTTCACCAAGACACGAGCTTTTATTTATAGCGACAAAAGGCAGCTGTACTCCTGATACAAAAGACCGCCCTAATTCAGTACAAACTATTGAGCGTACAGGTCGTCATTCAGAGAAGCCAGAAGAATTTAGGGAAATCATTGAAACGCTGTATACCTATGGCAATAAAGTAGAGCTATTTGCACGTACAGCACCAGAGGGATGGGGGGCTTATGGTAACGAAATCAGAAGGTAATCGTTTATATCAAGAACGCTTGATTCCAGCGCAACGATTTCAAGATCATTGTGCATATTGGATACAACAAACCTTACACATAACTATCGGTAATTTTCAAAGTAAAGATTATCAATTTAAATTCGGGGAAAACCCTCAAGGAGTTGAAATAAAACATGATATGCAGTTTGCAAAAACTGGTAATTTATGGATAGAGGTAAGGCACAGAAAGAACACAGAAGAAAAATATTACAATGGTGGAATAATGAGAGCAAATAATACTTGGCTTTATGCAATTGGTAATTATGAAGAGCTGTATCTTTTTTCTGTTAAAGGGTTAAGAAATATTTTAAACGAAAAACAGTATGAAATTAAATCAAACAATCTAGATACATCACAAGGTTTTCTACTATCAAAAAAAGATGCCGAGTATTATTGCGCTGCAAAAATAGAAACATACGATATCGTCAAGAAAGATGATTATAAAATCAACGTTGATATAGATGAATTAGATTTTGACGAATCAAACGCTAACAACCGTCCAAATAAAGATTTTGATGGGTACGTTAATGGCAAGTTAGTGTCTTTTAAAATGGAAAAGAGAACTTTTGCAAAGCCTAGATTTAAAAATGATTTTGCTGATGATGTAGTACAAAAAGTGTGTATGTTTAACTTTGTAATAGAAGGAAAATCCGAACCTATAAAGATGTCCAGAATGACGGGTACTAAGATCAACACCGAAGCAAAACATGTAAAAGCCAAGGGTAGAGGCAAGAAGGAACAAGAGGAATATAACGCTTTAACTGAAATGTGTATTAAGTTGGGTATTTTTAATATACAAGATGTAAGAGATGATAATACTAAAACTCTACTAGAGAATTTAAACAACGCTTGCAAAACTATTTCAGAAGAGAACCCTATTTATATAAAAACTAAATTAGAGAGGTGTGAAAAATCTTACAACCTTGAAAATATAGATATTTCAACTATTAAACTAACAAACATGGAGAATAAAAATGTCATCACTAAATAAAGTAACATTAATTGGAAACCTAGGAAAAGACCCAGAAATTAGAACTACTGGAGATGGCAAAGAAATTGCCAATTTCAGTATTGCCACAAGTGAAACCTGGAAAGATAAAACAACAGGAGAGAAAAAAGATAAAACCGAATGGCATAGGGTCGTATGTTTCAATGAAGGCTTAACACGAGTAATAAAAAGCTACGTAAAAAAAGGCAGCAAGATATACGTTGAAGGCCAGCTACAAACTAGAAAATGGACGAATCAAGAAGGGCAAGAAGCGTATACAACAGAAGTTATCTTGCAAAATTATAATTCTAGTTTAGTTATGCTTGATTCTAAAGGCGACAATGCGCCACAAGGAGCTAATAGCACAAACGTAGTAAATAAGCCAGAATTTAAAAATGAAGAACTGGATGATGAAATACCATTTTAAAAATTATGGCAATACTTAAAGACATCATCTACACAATATACTTGCTAAGTTTTAGCCTACCATTCTTTAAATTGCTGCAAATACCAGTAATAAAAGAATGGTCATGGCTGACAGTAATAGCACCATTTTGGGCAACAACCTGTATAGGATTGATTGTTGGTTGGTTTATGTTGTTGTTTAAAAAATAGCTCATGAAATAGCGTTACGGAAATTCTCGTAACGGCTTTAACTCAAAGGCCAATCTTCTTACTTTTTAGCTGTGGTATAATAAAAAAGAAAAAATCACATGCTAAATTGGACATCTAAAACTATTCAAATATCAGAATTAAAAGAATATGAGCATAATCCCCGCAGGATAGGCAAAAAAGAATTTGAGAAATTAGTAAGCTCTATAAAACAAGATGGCTACCACCAGCGCATCATAGTCAATCAAGATAATGTTATTATAGGTGGACATCAGCGTAAGAAAGCTCTACTTGAAGCTGGTTTAAAAGAAACTGATACAGTAGAAGTTCTTATTCCAGATCGCAAGCTTACTCAAGAAGAATTAGACCGCATTAATATAAGAGATAACTTATCATTTGGTGAGTATGATTTTGATATACTTGCTAACAGATTTAATGTTGAAACTCTTGTAGATTTCGGTTTGCCTGGAGATATGCTAGTTGATTTTGATGATGATAATCTACTCGCTGATTCAGAGTATAGCCCAGAATTAGAAACTCTACCAGTAGAGCCTAAAGCAAAATTAGGCGATGTATATATATTAGGTAATCATCGCCTGATGTGCGGAGATAGTACCAATCCACATCATGTAGATAAACTCTTAAATGGTGTAAATCCAATATTAATGGTAACTGACCCACCTTATGGAGTTAACTATAATCCAGAGTGGCGGGAGGAAGTAGATAAAGGAGATAGAAACACAGGCAAAGTATTAAACGATGATAGATATGATTGGAGTGATGCATATGCATTATTTACAGGAGATATTGCATATATTTGGCACCCAGCATCCTATACACATAGGTTTGCAGAAAGTATAGAAAATAACGGATTTGACCTAATTAACCTTATTATCTGGAATAAACAGCATTTTGTCCTCAGCAGAGGTGATTATCATAATAAGCACGAACCTCTATGGTATGCAGTTAGAAAAGGACAAAAGCATAACTGGCAAGGTCGTCGTGATCAAACAACAGTCTGGGATATAGATAATAA